TGTATAGGGGAGGGGGTACATTGATGGGGGGGGGTGAGCAAGAGAAAGAAAGTACCAAAGAAAGAGAATACTTAGAGTACTTCACTACGTTCAGTACTCTAATAATTAAAATGTAGTATATAGTAATATGTATTATTTTAATAACATATTTATATACTGTACTATATACTACAACTAAATAATATAACTAATACTATATTATATATTATATTAATATCATTAAATATTGTAGAATATAGTAATGTATAGCATTGATACTCAAAATCTACTTGACTTTATAACATCTAGGTGGTATTTTATACTTGTCACTATACTTCTAGTTATTGAATAGGAGGTTTATGAGCAAATTAATTATTGATCGCGACTTCATGTCGCTGCCTCTAACCGGCATGCAGTTCGGGGTGTTTTTATCCGCAATGGATCTGGGAACAATATACCGAGACCAGATAGTATTATGTGACAAATCTATCTACTTCAATATGATGGATAAGTTGCCCACTCAAAGGCAACGCGAGGATGTGCGCGAGGCTATGGAGTTTCTCATTGAGGAAGGTCATGTGGTGGCCGAAGAAATTGGGTGTGGATTTTATATTGTGGATTGCCAAAGGTCTTTTCACAATGAACTCAGTCAGCTCCCTCATGGCGGGAAATTATTGGTATATGAAGACTTAAAAAAGATAATGCAGAGCGGCCAGAGCTGGCAAGGAGCACTCCGCTACTATCTGATGTTGGCAGAACATATGAAGAAGGATAATATGTGCTCTTTTAGCCGACAGTATTTCGCTGGTAAACTTGACATGAATGAATTATCTTTGACGAAATACAATAGCATATTAAAAAATCTAGGCGTTATTAGTATTGCCCGCCGTAAAGATATGCCTAGTTATTATTATTTGAATCAGCCCACTTGACACAATAACATAAACATGCTATTATATACGTGGTGGGTGGAGTGCCCGCTTAATTTAAAATTGGAGGAATGTCATGAAAGTACTTGACAGAATTAAACAGTGGATTGAGCGTAACTGCATTGCTATACTTATAATTATTATTGTATCACTGTCGTGGTGGGCAGGATATAATTCCGGTAAGCTGGACGAGCGCATGCACAACTACGAGCAGCAGATCGAGGAACTCAGGGCGGAGGTGAAGGCCAGTGAATAAAGAAGTAATCACTTCGTTGATCGTACTACTGTTCGCGGTGGGCGGTACGGCACTGATATCAACACGGTACGCTCTTGATCAGGAACAGATTATGCAACAGCAACTTATTATTGCCGAGCAGGATGTCGAGATTGCCGAGTTGCAAAATGAGATAGAAATATTATCTATCCAAAAGTCCGAAATTGAGACGGATTTGGCGGCGGTTCGCGACGAGAATGAGGCGCTGGTCGGTGAAATTGAGTACCTTCAGTATGTGCTCGAAGATCCTATGGCACTCTTCTGCCGTGATGTACTGGAGCTGACGCCCGAGGATGAGGAGCTGCTGATGCAGATTGCGATGGCCGAGGCCGGCAATCAGGGCGTGATTGGCAAGATGATTGTTATGAGATGTGTACTCAATAGATGCGAGATTAACAATGCAAGCGTGCGCAGCATCATATATGCGCCCAATCAGTTTTATACTGCCGGTATGGGAGGCTGGGACGAGGAGTGCGAGCTTGCTCTTCTGCTGGTAGCATCTGGCTGGGATGGATCGAAGGGAGCCGTCTTCTTCTGTAATCAGGGATATAACGACTGCGCGGCGGAACCATTATTTAGATATAGGGGGCATTGGTTTTCGAAATGAAGAAAATGATAGACATATTTTTTTTAATAACCCTTATAGGACTAACGGTATGTGTGGTTCTTTCAGCATTAGATCCCTACGGGGAATGGCTGGCTCACAAAGTACTGTTGATTATAACCCTTAGTATGTTACTCGTAATTCAGCCATTAAATTATAAAGGAGATGTGGAATGAGGAAGGAAGTTACAGTAATGGTTCCATACTTCACATATCATCGGGCGATGCACGAAGACAACTGGCAGAGCGCTGATGACTATGTAAGGAAGAAGTGGGGAGCCGGTTATACGGTTCTCAGGTTTGTGTTTAGGGGCGGACAGGCATACGCCGTCTGTGAAGTGGAGGAAGATGATGCGTAAATGTTGTAGATGCGGCGACAGAGTGGCCGATGGTGAAGGATATGAATCTCTCGGCTATGTGTTTTGTGATAATTGCTTCCCCAAATTTTCACTGACCGATAAACAAAGATGTTGTTACTGCCGCAAGATCATGCGTAAGGGCGATTTGGTAGTAAGCCTTGGTGATCTGGGGTGCGGTAGCGATAGAGACCTTGCATGTACCAAATGTGCTGACAAACATTTTAGTAGAGCAAATGAAAGGAAGGAATAATATGAATCAGACTCTTAGAGACGTAATGAAAGAACTTGAGTGTAATTTTTACTACATTGTGGAGCTCGATGTAAATCTTGACGCTGAAGATTGTGCTGAGTATTACACATCGGCTGAAGACATTGATCCCGAGCTGATGGATTGCGAAGTAATTAATTATGAGTACGTAAGTAAAGACTTTGCAGTCGTTTATCTCAACGTAGAGACGTACGATGATACCGATGATGTTGAGGATTTGATGGTGGAAGATCTGATTAATAGCGTCAGAGAAATTGCCGTAGCTATGGAAGAACCTCTTGAAATGACTATTAAGACATATCCGGAATTGAAGATGTTTTCAATAAATATCGAAGGTGTTCCTGTGTATTTTCCATATGACGAGGAGGATTCTTAATGAAGAAGTATATGGACATCGAGGCGGCACGCATAGAGAGCACGGAACTCCGTGCCTCTAATGTGGACGGATTTACAGTAGGCGAGCATGTGCAAGTGACTGTCAAAGTCGATGGTTCAAATGCGTCGGCGGCTTGGGAGGACGGGCATATCATCGCATGTTCGAGAAATAAAGTCCTTGATTACGACAACAATCTCAACGGGTTCTGGCAGTATACTACTAATCTCGGTAGTCTTGCTGAATGGTTTATGTCCGGCCATCAGGACATGGTAATTTTTGGAGAGTGGAATTTAGGAGGTAACAAAATAAAAGATTACAAGCCTGAGTTCGCTCATAATCATTGGATAGTGTATGACGTATTTAATGCCGCAACCGGTCAGTATCTTCCTCAGGAGGACGTGCGCAAAATCTGCGACGAACTTGGTCTTACATATATCCACGTTCTCTATGATGGGCCATTTGTTTCGTGGGATCATGTAAAGCAGTTCCTTGAAAATGACGGGTACTACGGCCCCACTCAGGAAGGAGTGGTTTGCAAGTCACAGGACAGACTTGATTCTAATGATTCACGCCAGCCTTATTATGTGAAGATCGTCAATGAAGCTTTTAAGGAATCAATGAAGGCAAGAGCTCCAAAGATTAAGAGTGAGCTAGAGATTGCCGATGAAGCTAACTGTCAGAATATAGTTGACACAATAGTAACCAAGAGGCGAGTTGAAAAGGCGATTGAGAAGCTGCGCGACGATGGAGATCTTCCGGTTCAGTTGACTCCTCAGGATATGGGCGCCGTTGCAAGACTACTTCCCAAGTTCGTATATGAGGACTGTGTAAAGGAAGAAAAGGAACTTGTTGATATAGCGGGTTCACTATTCGGGAAGATGTGCGGTAGCAAGACTATGCAGTATGCCCGCGAGATTATCATTGGTTAAGAGGGGGTGATAACCGTTGGGTCAATACGGTTATAAGATTAGTAATTTTGAGGCCGGTTCTGTATATGAAGTACAGTGCGGTGTTCGTAAAAAGTACGATTCGAAACAGGCAATGTTAACCAACTCACTATTCTTAGACTTTCTTAAGGCGAATGGATTGAGTACCCGAAATGAAAAGTATACACGTGATGTAATATGTCTCAACTTTAATTACGGCAGCAGAACTTATGAGGACGAACTTGCAAGGATAGACGTCTCATTGGCGGAGGATCCAGATAATACATATCTACAAGCACTTAGAGAAGAATGCGTCGCCAATAAAGATAAGTTTGATTGCAAAAGCGCAGACGAAATACGAAAGATATTTTATGAGAACGGAGTCACGATACATTATAAGAATGGTGATGTAAAGTATAAATATTTGTATCGTACCGCTGGCAAGGCTAAGGTTGGTTCGTGTATGTTTATAAAGCAAAGCTTGTATAAGAAGGCTCACGACTTCCTCTATATGGGCCTCAAGCTCCCAAAGCACGATGCACCAATTACGGAGTTTGGGGCATACACATCACTGGTGACTTCAACCATTGTCGGCAAGATAGAGATTAATCCCGAAGATATAGTAATCCTAAAAGATGTAAAGTCGGAATTCAAAACCAATGTGGTAAGTGTAGAGGTTGAAAACAATCAATGCAAGGCAGTGTATCGTAGAGATTACACGTTGGGCTGTGACATGTTTGATGGACAGGCATTAATCGATTTGTCGATATGTCCCGAGTGGACAAACGGGTATCTCCTCTTGCGCCATCATTTCACAAAAGCGGCAGCATTCGCTACAGATATACAAGGTTTTCTCAAGGACTATTTTGGTCAGAAATATGATACGGCTTATCTGACGGATATGTGGGGTAATAAACATCTTGCTAAGAACGTTAAAGTAATTACCACTAATAATGCCGTGAAATGGGTTAAATATAATGTGACCTATGAACAATGGTGTGAGAAGGTTCGAGAGAACGGATCAATGTTTGGAATAGTTAAGACAGCGCATCCAAGCAAGTACGGCGATTATCAGAGGATGTCTTACCAAATGGTCAACTCATTAAACAATGAAACCATAGATCAGGTATCCGCTCCCACCAGAGATTATGTAAAGGCACTTAAGACCGATTTAAATACGTATTTGGATTTCTTAAAGAGAAATGCAAACTTTTCGAATGATTATGAAGCGTTGCTGGCAATATGGACTCAGGATCATACATTTGAACAGAGCGAATATTTCCGAGAGCGTAAGAAGAAAATCATTTACGACTATACGATGAGTATAAAGACCGGTAAACTTTTACAAAACGCCGATAATCTTGTTATATGTGGAAGTCCATACGCAATGCTCTTGCACTCTGTCGGAGAAGATGTGAGTAAAGATTGCACCTTTGACGTAGAGGAAGATGCAATCCAATGTTATTCAGAAAGATTTGAGGATGGAGAGTATCTGGCAGAATTTAGAAATCCTTTTAATTCCCAAAACAATTTGGGATATTTGCATAACAGATTACATCCGTTGATTAAAAAGTATTTTAGATTCGGTAAGTTGTGTATAGCAGTGAATCTACAAGGTACAAGTTTCTGTGACAGAAATAATGGCTTAACAAACTGGGCCAGCGTACAGAAATGTGCGTAATAAACATTCGGTGAAAATCGGAAAGCTAAGTATATGATTAATTTCCAAGTCAATTTCGGAAAGGACGTTTATGGAAGAAAAAGAAATTGATGGTAAGATATATAGATATGTGACTGTAAGAAATCGTAGCAAGTGGGTTTCAAAAGATGGAGATATAAAAAATAACAGAAACCAAGAAAGTAAAACAAGAGATAATGTAGACGGCTATTTGGTAAGTGGCGGAGATGTTCCAGTTCATTTATATGTAGCACATGCTTGGGTTGATGGTTATTTTGAAGAAGCTGAAGTAAACCATAAAGATTTTAATAGACATAATAACAATGCCGATAATCTTGAATGGGTTACTCATAAAGAAAATATTCAATATAGTGTTGATAATAATTATGAAACCATTTGTAAAGGACATACTGGAACTAATAACGGACGTAGTACTCTTACAGAAGAACAAGTTTTAGAAATAAGAAAAATGTATTCTGACGGGTTGAGAGTTATAGATATTTGCAGAATACTTTATCCAAATGATGATTATCATAGTCATTGGTCAACTATTGATTATATTGTTAAAAGAAAGACTTGGAAAAATATTTAATCATATATATGCTAATCAATTACGAAGTCTGTAATGCCAACAATAACTACAGGAACGTTTAACGACTAGGTGGTGAGTAGGCAACAATAATCCACCCACGAGCGCCGAACACCTGACCGGACAATGCCGAAGGTGATGAGATAGTCTGAGCGTCTAAGGAAACTTAGAGAGGTATTGGATAAAGAACCAATACGATAACACATAGCAGATCAGGACTCTGATTCAATATACACAACCAACGCTCCTTCAATTGTGGAGCACGCAAAGTATTGTTATCAAGTCTATCCAACGATAGTTAATAATATACCTAAGAGTAAAAAATCATACGATTCCGACATGGCTTCATTTGCGTTGATGGATAACAATTTAAGTGCGAGCCAAAGAAATATAGGAGAGTCCAGCAATCTGGCACAAGTTTGTTTAACATATACATATAATTATCCAGATCAGAAATATAAAGATTACGCTTGTATCTTAGCGGTGCTTGCACAAGCAGCCATAGATAGTAGTAAGCGTACCTTTTCAATAGATATAACAAATGAAATAAAACGTATCCGTGCCGATATCGGCATTAAGGACAATAAATATCCGCCATTCTGGCAACAAATCCGAAAAGGATTCCCAACAAATAGAATAAACTTCAAACTCGATTCACCTATGTGTAGGCTGTACAAGATGGAGTTTGAATCATATAAACCCGAAACGGAAACTATACCGACAACGGATTTCTTTCAGAAGTTTCCGCTGGACATGACAAAGAAGGCTTCACGTAATGTTGAAGATCTTATACAAAAATATCAACTAGAATTACTTGAAAGCAGAATAGACAAAGATGATTGCATAAGCGATATGGAATCTTATCTCTTACTCAGAGAAGATTTTGAACAACTTGTGGAAGACATTAGACGAATAGCATTACCAAATAGATATATTGGTTTGTTTAGCTGGCTGCTGGACAGAGCTTTTAGGATGACTCCACAGCTCGAGCAACAGACCGCCGGTTTAAAAAGTAAGCTAAATAAGAATAGAGCAATCTTATTAAGGGTTTTATACGAGGTTAATCCTGAGGCACTACTTAAATGCTTTAGCAAAAATTTGCAAAAATGACCACTTTTTGGGTACCCCTCCCCTACCTCGACACCCTTCAAACCCGCATGGTTGATACATTCTTGACACAATAACAAAGTCCGCATATGAAAGAGGTGGCGCAGTGTCACCTCTCAGCGGACAGAAAGGAATAAAAGGAAATGGGAGCATGTGTAGTAGATCTTAATTCAATAATGACCGACGGAGAAAGCAGTGCTTATGACAAGCTCTTTACTGGTTTCTTGCAGAATAGAATATTGTTCTTAAATCAAGACGTAGACATAAGACTTATAGACGATGCTATCTCTTGGATACTCCAGTGGAATCTTGAGGATGTATGTCTGACAAAGAAGGATCGTAGACCGATTACGATATTCATCCATAGCTATGGCGGAGATATGTATGTAGCCGGCCCAATGATGGATGTTATTCATTCATCTGAGACACCTATTAGAGTTATTGGTCTTGGATTGGTAGCTTCGGCAGCATATCTTATTTATCTCGCTGCTGATGAAAGATACTCTTTTACCAATACCATTTTTCTTCAGCATGACGGAGAGATTGATCTTTCAAATTCTTCCGGTAAAGCAAAGGATACAATGGAGTTCTTTGACGGTATGAACGAGCGCGTAAAACAGTTCGTACTTGAGCGTACCACCATGGATGAGGATACATATGATAAAAATGTAAATCGTGAATTCTATATGTATTCTGATAAGGCTCAGGAGTATGGAATTGTTCACAAGATCATTGGTAAAGATATAACTCTGAAACAATTATTAAAGGTTTAAAGGGGACACATGGAAAATATAGAAAAAGAATTAGAAAAGATAAACATGTCCGTCGAGGATTATGAGAGTTGTCTGTCTGATATATACGACAAACTTGAAGGAAACCTCGATATGGAGTGGGATGAAATAAAAGAAAAGTACAATATACCCTATGCTTCCGATGTTCTTAGGAAAGCCAATGGCACCTTATTTGGAGGTTATGCGGTAAAGAAATATATGGATAGTAAGCGTCCCGTGACATGCGGTGACAGTAGAATATATGACATTCGCAAAGAGAAGCAGAAGCTTTTCGATGAGCGCGCAGCGCTTGTTAAGATTAAAAGAGATGAAGCAAGATGCGAGGAAAATCTGGATATTTTAAGACGGGAAATTGCCGAAGCTGGAAAGCTGAAGTATAAACCTTCTGTGATAAAAACGACTAATGGGGATACGGATATGATTATCTGTTTATCAGATCTTCATATCGGAGAAGATGTGGACTCATGGGGCGGTAAGTATAATAGTACCATTGCAAAGGAAAGACTGGACGAGTATCTCGGAAATATTCTGAAGATCCAAAAGAGCAATGCTTCGAGGGACGCTTACGTCCTACTCCTCGGAGATTTAGTATCAGGAAACATCCACCCTACGGTACAACTACAGAACAGAGAAAATGTTATTGAGCAAGTTGTGAAAGCATCAGAGCTCGTATCGGATTTTCTGTATGAACTTAGTAAACATTTTGAAAACGTGTTTATTAATAACGTAGGAGGAAATCATTCCCGCATTGGACTCAAGGAAAATGTTCTGCGAGATGAGCGACTCGACTCGATAGTTCCTTGGTATTGCAAGGCAAAACTTGAACATCTGACAAATATAATTTTTATTGACGAGTTTAATTATGATCCCAGTATTGGAAGTGTAATAGTACGAGATAAGGAATACTTAATCGTACATGGGGACTGGGACGGGGCTGATCAGTCTAGTGTAGCTAAGCTCGTGTTTATGATTGGGCACATTCCGGAAGCAGTCATTATGGGACATCTCCATAATAACTCTTTTCAAAATATTAGCAATGTAAAGGTGATCCGCAGCGGAAGTTTATGCGGCACCGGCGACGATTATACGATGTCAAAACGTATAGTTGGAGCTCCCGAACAAATGGTTTTAGTCGTGGATGAGGGAGGTATTAGATCTCTCCATCCCGTTACTTTTAATTAATTCCTTTGGTTCCTGAAACCATTAATTCAGGGGTTTAATTCAAGGTTTCGTTTTTATCGTGGATGAGAGAGACATTAGGTCTCTCCGTCCCGTTACTTTCAATTGATTCCTTCCGCGTGCGTTCCTTTCACTGCTGTCCTAGCGGTGGAGGGGGCGCAAAATTTTAACTCATCTACCATGTGTAGGAGGAGCCTTCGAAGACGTCAAATAAAGATTGGCGAACCTCCACCATAAACAAAGCGAGGGGCGATAAAGATAGCTGTTATATTGTGACGTCTTTTGTTTTTTTGGGGCCGATGGCTGTGGACGCAATTAGTGCGTATCTTAATGGAGGTTCGATTCCTCTGGGCTCCACTACAGTGCCTATAGGGCATTGCACCAAATGTTTACCGCTACCCGAGATGCGGTATATAAAATCTCGGGCTCAAATTATTACATTGGCGTGGAGTGAAAAGGCTAAACAATTATAACCTAAACGTTAGGGTAGACGTATATCCCTTGCCGAGTCAATGTGAGTATTGGTAGGCGGGGAGAATTCCCCGCCATTTTTCTATTAGAATTAGAAAGGATAAAAAGGATGGCAACGAATTTACAACCCGCGCCTCTTGGCGAGGAATCTAAACTTGGTGTCGCCGATATGCGTAGAATTTATAGTAAGTTCGCTGACACCTATAATAAGATGCTTGACTGCGATATTATGTATTGCCCTAAGTGCGATCAGTGGAAACGAAATACCGGTCAGCATACTGGGTTCTACAGAGATGATCGTTTTAAGGCTGGATACTTTCCCATATGTAAGGAATGTATTCAGATGATTGCAGCACAAAGAAAAAGGGAATCTGATCCGCCAAATGAAACAAGGGAAAGTATTATGAAAGTTCTTGAGTTGATGGATAAGCCATATGACGATGCATTATATACAAAGTTATGTACTGGCATGGCAGATCAAAAGTATGACGTTAAAACTAAAAAGAATTGGTCGTCGATCTTTGCGGTCTATATAACTAACATACAAAGCTTACCTCAGTATAAAGGTAAGAAATGGAAAGATAGTAAATTCGGAAGTTACGAACAACGCCCCGTAGAGGAAACGTTCGACGAAAACTCCGAATTTTTTAAATTGGCAAAAGAACATTTCGGCACTGAATACTCATTGCCTGATCTTAATTTTCTCGAAAAGGAATATTCGGATTGGTGTGATAAGTATGAATGCAATACTAAAGCTCAGGAGGAAGTGTTTAAGAATATAGCTTTTACACAGCTTGAATTACATAAGGCGAGACTCAATGGCGAGCAGACGGATAAACTAACTACTACACTGCAGAAACTTATGGAAACCGGAAACATTACGCCTAAACAGAATAAGACTGATCTTACAAATGGTATTGAATCATTTGGACAACTTATTCAAAAAATGGAAGAGACTCGTCCGGCTCCCGATATAGATCCCGAACTTGCTGACGTTGACAAAATTGGGACGTATATAAGTGTATTCTTCTTGGGCCATTTATGCAAGATGCTTGGCATTAAGAATAAATATGCCAAGATGTATAATGATTATATGCAACAATATTCTGCGAAGCGACCTGAGTTTACTGGAGATGAGGATTCAGAAGATATATTTGCTAAAGTATTTGGCGGTATATTAGATGAATAATCATAAAACCTTTTCTCAAGTACAACAGGAAAAGACGGATAAGTTGATGGAAGGTGTTGGCATTTGGACGGCGTTTTGGCGCGCGAATCCTCATCGTTTCGCAGCTGACTACCTAAATATTCAACTTAAACTGTTTCAGAAAATACTGTTGTATGTGATGAACTTAATGACAGTGATGTCATTTATCGCGAGCCGTGGCTTAGGTAAGACCTATCTGGTAGCGCTTTATTGTGTTATCAGATGTATCTTGTACCCCGGCACAAAAGTGTGTATAGCTTCCGGCGTGCGGTCACAGGCAACGGAAATAATAGGTAAGATAGATACGGACTTCCTTAAAGGACATGGATGGGGAAGTTTTAATTTACAAAATGAAATTGAAAAGATAAGTACATCAATTAATAATCCTATGGTCTTATTTAAGAATGGATCATGGATTAAGTGTGTTACCGCTAGTGAAAATGCTCGTGGTAACCGTGCCACAATTCTTATCGTGGATGAGTCGAGACTTGTTGATCGTAAAATAGTACAAAGTATATTGAGGCCATTCCTTACTTCATTAAGGCAGCCTCCCTATTTAAATCTTCCTGAGTACAGGGATAATCCAAAGTATCAAGAAAGAAATACAGAAATATATATGACATCAGCTTTTTATAAAAGTTCTTGGGTGTTTGATAAATGTAAATCAGATGCCAGTCTTATGCTTGATGATAGCAAAAGATATTTCTGCTGTGGATTACCATATCAGGTGGGAGTTAAAGATGGAATATATTCTAAAGACGCTATTGAAGATGAAATGGCCGAAGCAGACTTTAATCCTATCAATTTCTTGATGGAACGTGAAGCACTCTTCTACGGTGAAGCCGAGGATGCTTTCTTTTCGTTTGATGATGTGAGTGATAGGCGCGTTATAAAGAATGCGTTCTATCCTCTTCATATGTACGATAAGCGTGGTATTAATGTTCCCGATCTGGCGCCCGATGAACGTCGAATACTTTCTGTAGACGTTGCGCTCATGGCGAGTAAAGGACATAATAACGACGCATCTGCAGTGTGGCTAAATGTAGCCACGCCAACGGACAATGGCTACTCTTCTCATTTTGTATTTTTACAAACATTTGAAGGTAAGACCACGAATGAACTTGGCATAACAATAATGCGCTATTTCAACAAGTATAAGTGCACAGACCTTGTGCTTGATACAAACGGCGTGGGCCTTAGCGTGTTCGACTATATTGCACAACCTCAGTTCGATGCTGAGACCGGTGAAACATATCCAGCCATGACGAGTTGCAATGATCCGCTGATGGCTGAGAGATGTCATGATAAGTCAGCACTTAAATGTGTGTGGACTATCAAGGCGTACGCACAATTCAACTCTGATGCTGCAACTATGCTCAGGGCCGGAATACAAACTGGCAACGTGTCCTTGCTAATAAATGAATATGATGCTGAAGAAGTGCTTAAGAAGAAGTCGTGGTACTCTTCTCTTTCTCCCAACGAACAAGCTGAACTGCTTATGCCTTATGCGCAGACGAGCATGTTTGTTAACGAGATAATCAATCTCGAAAGCAAAGTAGTTGACGGAAAGATTAAACTTAAAGAACAAACCGGCATGCGTAAGGATAGATTCTCTAGTTTGGAATATTCGTATTATGTAGCACAGGAAATTGGTCGAGACGCAAAAAAGAAAAATGTTGAGGCGACTAAATCTATACTTGACATGCTTAGTTCTTCAATGAGAAAAAGTTCAATACTTAAATAATAATTAGACAAGATGGGCGTCACAACTCATCTTGTTATTACTATAACCCAAATTTAGAAAGGAGAAGAAAACATGTATAGAGGAACAACTCCTACATTGAATTTACAATTAGAAACAGACCTACCTCTTGATGACCTTGATGAGATTTGGGTTACATTCAAAGGAGTAAAAGGTGAGGTTTCAAAAAATTTAACCTCTAGTAGTGTAGATCCTACCACTAAAACAATAACCGTGACATTAACGCAAGAGGACACATTGTCTCTTGTTAATGGCCCAGCAAGTGTTCAAGTGAGATTTAAGACTACCGGAGGTCTTGCATACGCATCTACCGTAGAGAATATTAATGTTGAAAGGATTTTGAAAGACGGGGTGATTTAATATGGATCCTCTTGAAATTAAGATCCCATTAAAAATTCGATCAGACAACACGATCAAAACTGAAGTAGATGAGTCAATTAAAACAAAACTAAAAATTGAAGATGAAAATCTTATTACTTTAAAGGTTGATGATCGGCTTCCGATAAAAGTAAAAATACAGAATGAAGATGTTATTAAATTAAAAGTTTCAGATGGTTGCGGAGGAGGCGGAGGAGATTACCCTGTTTATGATGGGCCAACTTATATTATTCCAAAACCATACGATGAAATAACAATTAGAACGAATCAGAAAACTGTGCTCTCGAATATAGTTGTTGCGGAAATTCCGCACTACGAAACAGGAAATATAAAGGGCACAACTTTTATTATCGGAGGATAAAATCATGGCAATTAATAAAGTCATATATGGAAATGATACACTTATCGATCTTACCGCCGACACAATAACCCCCTCGGATTTAGCGAGCGGAGTTACTGCACATGATGCGAGCGGAGCGATAATCACTGGTACCAGTACGAAAGATAGTGATACATCTGAAGACACTGCGCTTGTCGGAGAGATTCTCAGTGGCAAGACAGCACATGCGAGAGGTACCTTACTCACCGGTACAATGCCCAATAATGGAAGTGTATCGGGAACAATTACAACCAAAGCACAAGAATATTCTGTCCCTCAGGGCTATCATGACGGCTCTGGTAAGGTAAAGATAGATACAACAGAACAAGCAAAAATTATTGAAGGCAACATTAAGGCGGGCGTGCAAATCCTCGGTGTAACTGGTACCTATACTGGTGAAGGCGTGACTGCTCAGACAAAATCTGCAACGCCGTACACCACAGCGCAGACCATTCTTCCTGATGCGGGATATGATTATTTGGCTGAGGTTGATATCGCTGCTATAGCATATGTTGAGACGCCGAACGCTGCCGGAGGAGTGACTGCCACGATTGGAACTGTGGCACCTTAATGATATTTGAAGAAAGGGGATAACATGGCTGTTAATAAAGTAGTGTTTGGTGATACGACGGTCATGGATTTGACCGAAGATACTGTCACCTCTGATACTATGTTAGAAGGTGTTACCGCTCACGACAAGAGTGGTGAACAGATAGTTGGATCAGCGGTGATTCCAACGGTCAATAATGGCAAGCTAACAATACAGAAGAATGGAACGACGGTCGCTACATTTACAGCGAACCAGAGTGCAGCAGCTACTGCCAATATTACTGTTCCTGTGAAAGTTAGCGAGCTGACGAATGACAGTAATTTTGTTGCTGACAGTCCTACTTTTACGGAAGCTTCGTCAAGGGCTAATATAGCAAGCGGTGAGACTTTTGCTACTATTCTTGGTAAGATAAAGAAGTTTTTTGCAGATCTCAAGACTGTTGCATTTACTGGGTCATATAATGACTTAAGCAATAAGCCAACCATTCCTGCGGCACAGGTTAATTCTGATTGGAATGCTACGAGTGGTGTTGCTCAAATATTGAATAAGCCGACTATTCCTACGGTTAATAACGCTACTCTTACAATTCAGAAGAACGGAACCACTGTTAAGACATTTACGGCAAACGCATCGAGTAATGTAACTGCTAATATTACTGTTCCCACAAAGGTCAGTGAGTTAACGAATGATAGTGGGTATACGACTAATACTGGAACAGTCACTTCTGTTGCGACAGGAACTGGTCTTACTGGTGGAACAATAACCTCGTCAGGAACGATTAGCATCGCTAATCATAGTGCTGACTACTTGACAGGTGGATATTTAAATATTCATCCTGAAAATAATCCGACATTAATACCATTCATGAATAATGATATTGCGTATTTGCTTAAACGTGGTGGTTCGACAGTAGTCAAATATGATGGCACTACTCAGTCAGTTAATCTTACTAACTGTTTTGATGCCTCTCCCTCATATTGGTCTGTGACCCCAACTAATGTAACAACTATAGTAATAGAGCTTACACTTCATAAAGTATTTACGTATACTAATACTATATATGTAGATTTCGGATCGGCTGGTTGGAGAGCAAAGAATGTAAAAATAGAGGTAATGAACAGTAATTATGCTCAAGATGTATGGACTCAAAAATATAACAATACCGACAATGATTTGGGGCATTGTTATGTTAGGACTTCACATACACCAGTAGGAGCTAGTGGTTCTGGCGGAGGATTTAATAAAGTAAGATTTACTTTTAGTTCTTGGAATAGTACTCAATTTAGAATAGCTCAAATGGGTATTTATAATTATGGTAGCGCTGGATTAAGAGAAACATTTGTTCCAAGAGATGGCAGTTCAGTATATGGTAGTATTTATCCTGAAGAAAATAATGGAGCTGATCTAGGAACAACTGCAAAATATTTTAACAATGCTTACATCACTAACATCAATGGGGTAGCCGTTGGTAGTTCTCCTAAGTTTACTGATAATGATACAAAGAACACAGCGGGGTCTACAAATACCTCATCGAAGATATTTTTAATCGGCGCTACGAGTCAAGCTGCCAATCCGCAGACATATTCTCAGGATACTGCATATGTAGGAACTGATGGATGTCTGTATTCTGGAGGCACTAAAGTTTTAACGGCGCATCAGGATATCTCCGGCAAGGTCAATAAGTCCGGAGATACGATGACGGGCAATCTTACCATACAGAGAACTGGGACTCATGATAATAATTATCCAGCAACACTTACTCTTAGAGCTGTAGATTCGACGAATAGTGTCAATTCGAATGGAACAATATCTGCTTACGATGGTGGTGCTAGTGGTTCTAATATGGTAATATATCCGGCAGGAAATATGTTTATAGGTTCTGGTGAAGGGCCTTTGAATCATTATAAACTATATGAACATAACACTGGTGAAACATTGTATCTGACTTCTGACAACTATGTTCACATACAAGCAAATGGTCAAACCATAGCCAATAGACTCGGTCTTATGATCGACAATAGTGGTAATGTTCTTCCTGAAAAAGCAGACGCTGCCGCAAATAATAGTGGAAGTATAGGATCATCATCTCATAAATGGGCTGATGGATATTTCACGAATATTAATGGTGTTGCTGTTGGTAACAGCCCTAAATTTACAGATACTACTTACAGTGCTGGTTCAAATATTACATTAAGCGGTACAACATTTAGTTTGACAAAAGCAAATGTTACAGGAGCATTAGGTTACACACCGCCTACTTCTGACACCAACACTCATAGACCTATTCAAGTAAATGGTACAGAAATACTTGGTAATAATACTACTGCACTTAATCTCAAAGCTGGAAGTAATGTATCAGTTACTAATTCAAGTGGGACTGTTACTATTGCAGCTACAGATAACGATACAAAGAACACTGCCGGTTCAACTAATACCTCATCAAAGATATTCTTGATTGGTGCAACTTCACAAGCGGCTAATCCTCAAACGTATTCAGATGATCAAGTTTACGCAACAAGCGGAACGCTTACTGCAAATAAACTTTCATCTAAAGCATTGATAGCATTGACGGGAACTGGCACAGCAGGATCTGACAAGGGATCTGGAGTATCGCCAAGATATATTCCGTCGCTTTGGACATTCAATAGCGGAGTAACCGTTGCCAATGGCGAGGTTTATCTAATTAAGATTCCTGTTGCTGGTGGTACTTATGGCGTCTGGTTGTCTTTGAATAATGGGACAAACTACTATCCTGTTGCAGTTTCTAGTGGTACAGGACGTTTCACTACTCATTACGCAAAGGATACAGTAATTGCTGTTACATATGAGAGTGCTGGTAAATGTACTTGCTATCCTAAAGCCGGTGGCGATACTACTTCGAGTGTTACCGGTATATTTAGAGTACTTAATGACTATGATTCGAATACCAACAATGCTGTAACTCAGACAAATACGACCACCAGTGGTAGTGGTGATTATAGGGTTCTATTCTCAGCCACAGCAGATGATACTACTCGTACTGAAGGCGCCAGAAAATCAACTAAGTTAACATACAATCCGTCTTCTGGTACTATTGCTAGTGACAGTATGGTAGTAAGAGGTGGAGAACTAGCATTGATGACTCCTAATACTAGTTCTAATGATTCCGCAGATATAGTATTTAGATATGGAAATGGTAATGAAAAATCTAGGATATGGATGTATGATACGCTTGACAGTACTAGCATAGGATATGGGCCGAATTACCGTGCTTATTCATCTGATGGAAAATCTTCGATGCAAACAAGACTAGCGTTAGAGGATAAAGTTCTTGGATTAACTGGTGGTACAATGACTGGGCCTCTATATTTCCGTAATTCAGGTTCTTTTATTAATAGCGGTGGTGATGCAAGTAGCGCAACGACTTTTGTAAGAGGCTCGGCGTTTTTAAATTTGTGCTCACCCGGAATACAGTGCAGGAATTTCGCAGATAATGCTTGGACTGGTATAGCGGGTACGACGTTTACACCTCAGAATAATTCATCAAGAAAAATAAAAGAAAACATTAAGCCTATAACCGAAGAAGAGGCTCAAAAATTGCTTGAAGTGAATGTAGTTTCCTTTGACTACAAACAAGGAGCCGGTTTTGGAGATGGAGACGAACGAAAAGGAAAGTTTGGTGTGATTGCAGAAGAAATCAACGAGATCATTCCAAGCGTTGTAAGCTATCAAATAAATGATGATCACACCATTGATTATAACATTCCAAGCGGAGTTAGCTATGATAAGTTTGTACCTCATCTCATTAAGATGATTCAGATGCAGCAAAAAGAAATTGATGATTTGAAAGTTCAAATAAAAGAATTACAAACAGGAGAATAAAATGAAATTTGCTATTATTAAAGTTATTAATGGAAATTACTTTATTCATTCCGAAGGTATCACATCTATTGACTCTGCAAAGGCACAGTTTCATGGACTTTGCCAGACTCTTTGGAATGAACCTGATGTTATCACTGCAACTGTAATGATTACAAATGAGAAACTGGATGTAGCAGATGGGTACAAGGAAGTAATTTCACATACTCCGGTTATTGAAGAATAAAATTAAATTAACAATTTATGATTTTTACAGTAACACTAAGCCTCAAAACTTAGTGTTATTTTCTTTATTATTTCTCGATAGGAGGAATAATATTTTTATACGGACAATAGAAAGGGGAAGGAATCGTGGACATTATAACATATATTCTTATGAAACAAAAAATGAAGAAATCCAAGGGAGGCTCCATAACCAATGTAACAGTTACATCGATGTCCGATAACAATGGTATTGATACAATTACGACTGTTGAGAAAGAGGAGGATTAAATCATGTTACTTGCTAATGGAAAGGCTTTATTAAGAATACCTAATAACGGGAGCTATGGCCAGATCACTATGAAAGATGTAAATGGAACTGACATAGGTTATAGCGGTTCCTATATACAAACTTTTTGCGCTACTTTACAGTTGTATGTTGGAACTGGAAATAATGAGCCGACAGCTAACGACTATTCTATTACGGATATCGATGCTGGATTAACAACTATTACATATAGTGGAACTAATACTACAAATAATGGTGATTATCATGAAAATTACATAGGCATATTTGTAAAGACCTACAGAAATGATACAGATGAAGATATTACCGTATCTGAAGTAGCAATAATGGGTTATGCTGAGTATCCGGGAAATGCTAGGCGTAAGTCTATAATTGCTCGAGATGTAATTTCTCCTGTCACCATTAAGTCCGGAGAAGCATACACCTTTACGATGTATATTGGATAACAATTTTCAACACGGAGCCTTAAAACTCCGTGTTGTTTTCTTTTATCTCTATTTTGGAGATAGGAATTATTATCTTAGTGAGTGATCTCGGTGAGATAATAATTTTTAAAAAATATATAGAAAGGAGACATAGATGGGAGTTATTTATAAAAAAGGCGTAGCCTATGGTAAAAATTCTGGTAGTCCAATCCCTCCTAGTGGGCCTCAATCATTACCGAGATTGTTCGTTACTGCAGCAGCAATGCCGACGACTAAGGACAATGTCAACTGTGAATGTGAATATGAACAGGATGGTATTAAGACGAAGTTGTATGGAAAAATAAAATGTCAAGGTACTTCATCCATGGGATATCCGAAAAAAAATTATACCATTAAATTATATTCAGATTCAGAAAGAACTCAGGAATATAATCACGAGTTTAAGAAAGGCTGGGGAGAGCATTCAAAATACTGCTTGAAGGCAAACTATATTGATCACTCTCATATGCGTAATATTATATCAGGTCGAATTTGGAAACAAATCGTCGAAAGTAGATCCGATTATGATAGTCTCCCTGAGGAAATGAAAGCTGCCTATAATCATGGGGCCGTAGATGGATATCCATTTAAATTATATGCAAACGGACATTATGAAGGAATATATACATGGAACATTCCCAAGGATTCTTGGATGTTCAACATGGATCCCGACAATCCAAATCATGTGGCTCTTTGTGCTGAAGTAAATTCTCATAGCCAAACCGTTGCTACTGCATGTAATTTTAAATCACTTTGGACGGGAGTAGACGGAGAAGAGTGGAGTGTCGAAGCTGGTACCAATACTCCCGCTATAGTTACATCAGTTAATAACGCAATTGGATTTGTTATTAACGCTTCCGATTCTGATTTTATTAATAACATTAATAATTACTTCGATGTGGATAATATTATTGATTATTATATCTTCGCATATTTTTTCAATGCATTAGATAATCTTGGAAAGAATATGATAATGTTGACATATGATGGCACTAAATGGTATTTGTCGCCATATGATTTAGATAGCACTTACGGAAATTTTTATTCTGGAAGATATATCGTTCCATATAATTATGCTTGTCCTCAGGACTATGAAGAGCAATATAATCATCTTTTTGAGAGAGTGTGGGATTTATTCCCGCTTAGGATAAAGGCGAGATATGAAGCATTAAGACAAACAATAATGACTATGGAAAATTTAGTCATTAAATCTGAGGAATTTAATGATTTGATTGGTCTTGAATTATATGACAGAGATGTCGTCATTTATCCTGATATACCCAACGCTACTGGCAATAACGTATGGCAAATAGAAGATTATATTTATAATAGACAAACATATGTAGATGAGAAATTTTCACAACTCAAAGAGCGGGTTGCATGTACATCTATTGACATACCCGCAACACTTACAATTAGTGATTTAGAGCCATTCTCTTTATCTATGACACTAACTCCAGCCGATACTACCGATAGAGTTTTTTATAGTTCAAGTAATAACTCTATTATTCAAATTAGTGATTACGGGGTGGTAACTCCAATAACAAATGGGACAGCCAATATAAACATTAGATGTGGATCTCAGACTGCTATATGTGCAGCCACCGTAGATGTGTCTCAAGACGAATATTCAACCAAAGTTGAGGAGTTGATTGATAATGGAGGTTGGTCAGAAATGCCGGGCGGTTCAGTATCTGCTCTGCATTCTGTTGGATCTGCTATACATTTACCAGAATTTAATTCTGAAAGTAGCTTACAAGAAGTAGATGTATTTATGTATGATGCATCTGGCAACAGTCTGGGATATAAAGGGAGAACCCCTTATAACGGAGACGTTATAATAACACCTCCTGATACTTATTCTATAAATATACATTTATATGATCCTGCTAAAGTATATTCTACCCTTACTATTTTATCAGGTGGAACAGACCTTACTAGCAATGTTACGTCGTGGACTGCCGGAGTATTAGATACTAATACCGGACTAATAACCGAAGATCCTACTTCTCATACGTGGTTTTCTAATCTTATTGAAGCTCCTGTTATGCATACAATTGCTACGACTTGTATCGGAGAAGCGGCATATAACTATAAGGGATGTTTAATGTATAACGGAGATAGTTATATTGGAGCTATTGGAGCAGAAGATCAATATAAAGATGACTATAATCATGATGTCTCAGCTTCTCCTACTGCGATAAGATTAACTGTAAATGATATGGATTTAGAGTCGCATAATCCTACTGGAAAAGTTAGAATATTTAATTTTAATAAAAATGCGAACACATAAATAATTGTAATTTTGTAACAACCCGTCATAAGGAGAAACAATATGGATATAGTATCATATATACTTTCTAGGAAATATACCGAGGAAAGTTTGATCGGAGGCGGTGCTGTTAAGGGTAAAAACTGTACGATTGACAGCATTGAAACAATCGAAGGCGGACACCGCATTACATTTAAGTGGACGCTTGACGATGGCACCGTAGAAACCGATTATATTGACGTAATGGACGGAATAACAAATGAGGTAGTTTTATCAAAGGCTCGTTATGATTTATTAAGTGAAGCCGAGAAGATGAATGGTACAACCTATTACGTTTATGATGAAGATTAATTATTAGTGCTGGTGTAAAAGCCAGCACTATAATTTTGAAAGGAAATTCTTATGGCATATATTTATAAAAATCCTAATCCAATAAAAAACCTTGTTGGGGATTGTGTCATAAGAGGAATCTCTATATTAACAGATACATCATGGGAATATACATATGATCAAATAACAAAGCTCGGTAGACAAATGTATGACATGCCCTCTTCTAACGAAGTATGGATGACGTATCTGAAAATGATTGGATACAAGAAAAGGGTGATCCCGAACTCGTGTCCGGATTGTTATACAATTAGAGATTTTTGTTACGATAATCCTTATGGAAAATTTTTATTGGCAACTGGTAGTCACGTTGTATGTGTAATCGACGGTGATTACTATGATACTTGGGATTCCGGTGACGAGATCCCAGTCTACTTCTTTGAAGGGAGCCGATGGCAATGAATAATTATCCACAAAATCCTTACGGCTACGCTCAGCAGCAAATGCCTTCTCAACCCGTCATGAACAGATGGGTTATGGAAGCATCGAGTGTTGAGTATGCGCGTAACTATCCTGTCGGACTCGGCAATGTCGTAACCTTTAAGATTGAGAATCAGCCCATAGTGTGCATTAAGACACAGGGGTTCTCTCAGCTGGAGGCGCCGGTATTTGAAATATACGACATGATCAAAAGGGAAGAGGTTAAAAAGGAAGAAGATAATTATGTCACAAAGGATTATATGGCATCTATTGTTGAGAAGTTAGCGTCAGATATGGATTCATTAAAGACATCTGTGTTGTCGCTTCAGAACAATAGAAATAAACAGAATTACCCGCAGAGAAACAATGATTCTAAAAGTGAGGTAGCAAATAATGCAAAACCCTAATCCATATGGAGTACAGGGATTGATGGGACAATTTCAAAGATTTAAAGGAAATCCAATGCAGTTCTTAATGGAGAATAATGTAAATATACCACAACAGTATATGTACAATCCAGAAGGAGCTATACAGTATTTACTAAACAATGGAAGTATGTCTCAAGGAAATTTGAACTACTTAATTCAACAAGCCCGCAGTATGGGCATTAGGCTTTGATATCAATCACGATTGCGCATAAGTGATTTTGATATATAACTGTAAACCTTATTGTTGAAAGGAGAATCATTATGGCACTTACAGATTCAAACGGCATGTATATGCCTGTTGCTCCCGCGTACGGCGGAGGCTACGGAAATTCAGGATTTGGCGGAGACGGTTGGTGAACAAAAACTTGCCAACTTTAAATCGCAGAATTAAGCGGGAATGCTGAAACGCAAATCCGAGCAGAAGGCTGTATGTAAAAGTACAGTCATGCGCAACGCATAGGCACTGAAACTGGAAACAGAATACAATGTGCCCACGAGGCTGCGACAACTATTTAAACATAGTTGATTGAAGCCGAACAGAAAAGAATAAAACGCGTCCAAACATTTATATTATATGCATTAAATAGTTGAAAAGATATGCTGAACTTGTGCGAATAAAAGCGCAAGAAGCGCGGAATAAAAAGTCTGCGCGATAACATATTGGGGTTATACTCTTCCTCTTCGCTATCATGGGTAACGGATGGGGAAATGGTGGATTCGGTGGAGGCAACGACTTCCCTTGGATCCTTAATGGACAGTCAGGAATTAATGCGAATACAAATGGTACCTATAGAGACGCTATGATAAATGACAATATCACCTCTGTAAGAGATGGTATTGGCGACATCTCTACTCAACTCTTCTCCAATCAGATTGCTGATATGGAGAGAAGTTTTGCAGCTCAGACCGCTTCTACTCAGGGGCTGAATGCGATCCAGTCACAGCTTGCTCAGTGTTGCTGCGATAATAGAGCAGCTACTGCCGATGTAAAGTATACCATCGCAACTGAAGCTTGTGCTACCAGATCTGCTAATGCTGCAAATACTCAGTCTATCCTCGATAAACTTTGCCAGCTCGAGCTGGATGGCTACAAGAGGGAGAACGACAACTTAAGAAGTCAGCTCAATATGGCTGCTCTCCGCGAATCTCAGACTGCACAGAATGCTTTCATTCAGCAGGGATTCAGCGATGAGGTTGATCAACTCTATAATAGACTTTCTAGTTGCCCCGTGCCCAGCACTCCGGTATATGGCAGAACCCCTATATTCACATGCGGTAACGGATGTGGATGTAACGGTGGTACCTCTTTAATTTAAGGGGGTACGACTATGGCTGAGTTTACGAAGAACGAATATCAGGTCGTTCAACCCAATCAGCCCGTTACTCTTAATACGAGTATCGGCTGCAATAAGGGATCGATATATCACAGGAATGGAAGTGGTATTGTAACTCTCCGTGGCATTTCTAACAGTCCTTGTGGATTCGCTAGATATCAGGTCACCTTTAACGGCAATATAGCAGTTCCCACTGGAACTACCGTTGGGCCAATAAGTGTAAGTCTTGCACTGGACGGAGAGCCCATCCTTACTAGTAGGGCAATTGTCACACCCGCAGCAGTAGCTGCAGATCCTCCTACTCAGAATAATTTCTTTAATGTTACGTCAACTGCAATAATTGATGTTCCTAAATGTTGCTGCATGAATGTTAGCGTTGAGAATACTTCTGAGAGTGCAACACCCGCAACGGTGCCCGCACCCGCAATACTTGTTCAGAATGCTAATCTTACTGTTACACGAATTGCCTAAGAGAGGAGGAAAGTTATTATGATGGATGAATTATATGATCTTTGTGATAATCTCAAAGATGAGATTAAAAGATTGAATCAAAAGAACGATATCTCTCCTACTGAACTCGAAAGAGCATACAAGGCTGTTGATATTATCAAGGACATTAAAACTATAGAAGCAATGGAAGAAGCTGGTGGATCATATGCTGGCAACTACTACGATGATTATAGTAATGCTCGCAGATATTATCGTGACGATTATAGTCAGGCTCGCAGAGGAAGAGATTCAATGGGACGTTACACCAGTCGTGATGATGGCGCTAGCGGACATATGGACAAAGAACAGATGATGCGTCAAATCGAAGAGATGAAGCGTAAAGTCGAACAGATGTAAATGTTTTGAGGGGAGAGCTAATGCTCTCCTCTCTTTTAAGAATGGAGGCATTGACCATGGTAGTTAATAAAAAGCAGAATACAACTTTCGCATCTACGTGGGAAATATTTGGAGAAAGCACCGAAGATAAGCCTACCGTGGCCAATGGTGCAAAAGAAATAGCTCCCCACTTTAGTATATTTGTCGAACTTGATACCGGTGATGCATATTATTACAATGCGGAAACAGATACTTGGAATATAATCGGCGGTTAATAATTTAGAAGAAAGGGGGATGTTGTCTCAATGGCGACTACTACAAAGAAAGCTTCTGCGGGCAACACCCGTACAGCAGCAGAAATAAGGGACAAGATGGAGTTCGACGATAAGTTATTTAAGAAAACAAAAGATACCTTATTGAAGATCAAAGATCCAAATAAACAAACCATATCAGCCATTATCGGGAAAGATAGAAGGCTGATTAGGGAATACTTAAAAAACCCCGCAAGTAATGAAACTAATCTTATTGCGTCGGCTCGTTACTTGTTTTATAGAACTCAAATATTTTTCAGATTAGTACACTTCTACGCAAATATGTTTGACCTTAGATGTAGGCAAGTTGTGCCCAATATAAGTCTTACAAAAGAAGTGAATCCTAAGAAAATATTAAAACAATATAATGACACTCTGAATTGGCTTGATAAATACGATATACAGGGAATTATGCTTCCCGCACTTATCAGGGTATTCAGAGAAGATGTATTCTTTGGAATATTCTATCGTGATGACAGCGGAAGTGTTTTATATCCGCTTGATCCGTCGTGGTGTAGAATCGACGGAATATACAGTTCTCACGATTTTTCATATGCAGTAGATATGAGTAAATTTAAGAGTGCTTCACAACAGGAGCTGCTTGAGTGGCTCGGAGATCCTCTTCTTTCTATGTATAGAGAGTATGATCGAACCAATGAGAAATGGCAACATATGGATGATAGATATGCGGCATGTTTTAAATTCCGTACAGATGATATTGATCATATATTACCACCTCTCATGGCAATCTTTCAAGAGCTTGCAGCACGCAATGACCGTGCGGATTTGCAGGCTATTGCCGATGAACTTAGTATATATAAATTATTACTCATACCTATGAAGACACTTAGCGGCAGTAAACGTAGTGACGATTTCGAAGTGTCTCCTGAATTAATGCTAGGGTATTATGAGAGAATGCTTGAAGACTTACCCGACTATATTGCAGCTGCTCTTATACCGGCAGACGTAGATAAGGACAATGTATTAGACTTCTCATCTGCTGCAACGGATAACGATGTGGACAGACTCGAACAGAGCGATAAGACTTTACTTGGTACTGCCGGAGGCGGTGCTGTACTTAATGCGAACATGATCACATCAACTGCGGCATTTAAAGCATGGCTAAGAGCCGAGACAGAATTTGCTATCTCTCCTCTTCTGCCACAGATTCAGGGATTTACTAATCGTATGCTTAAATATGATTGTGCTAATCCTTGTAAAGTAGAATACTTTGAAGTTTCTATATACACGAAGGATGATGTACAAGCCACGTTACTTGAGTCATGTCAATATGGATTCAGCAATAGGTTGGCTTATAATACGTTCAATGGTATATCTGAGAAGGCGACTATAGCTATGCAAATTCTCGAAAATAATATATTAAGTTTACCTGATAAAATGATACCTCTATCATCTTCATATACTCAAACTGGAGATAGTGAAGGCGGACGTCCTACGATTCCAGATGATGAACTTAGTGGATCAGGTGAACGCAGTAGAAATGAATGAGGTGAACAATATGGATAAACCGGCATTTATAAAAACTACAGATAAAGAAACTGCGGATAAGTTGACAAAATTAGGATTCACACTTATTACGCAATTCAATAACGAATACATTTTTGCGAACGACTCCATAACAACTTTCGACAGAAATGACAAGGTAGAGTTTTCAAACATTATGTATGGGTGAGGTGTTAGAGATGAAGAAAAAATATCTTACAATCGACGACCTCTATCAATTCTTCAATGAACAGAATAAGGATTTTGTATTTAGTGTAAAGGATAAAGATACTCAGTATATGGTAGTAGCCAATGCGACCATGACATTTGATGAAACTTCTGACGGAGATCTTCTTCCGGTACACTTGCAAGCATGTCATACCGGAGAGAATGTAAATAAGTGTAACATCTCCGACGAGGATATGAACACTGCTCTTCCGTCTCTAATTAATAAACCCATTCTTGGTTTTATTTATAAAGATGACGATGGAGAATATCAATTCAGATCACACGATATGCACAAAGAGAATGGTGAAACTGTGTACGATGAAATAATCGTAGGCTATTTACCCGAATCATGTAATCCTCATATTGAGTTCGATGAAGAAAAGAAAAAGAACTTTGTAGAGGTCGATGGATATATTGTTGAGAAATATACGAAAGCCGCCGACATATTACGCCGTGAAGGTAAGTGTCAGGTCAGTGTGGAGATGGCGGTTAATGAAATGAACTACAATGCTCAGACACGTATTCTCAACATTACAGATTTTATCTTTACGGGTGTAACTATACTCGGAAGATTTGAGGACGGAACTGAAGTACAGGCTGGAATGGCTGGATCAAATATTACTATTCGTGATAGTGAAGTTTCGTTTTCTGATACGCAGATTAAACTTGAGGAACTCTCCCGTCAGGTCGCAGAGATTCAACATAGTTTGTCTATAAAAAATTCAGAGAAAGGAGGAACAGAAAGTCTTATGAAATTTGATGAACTTCTCAAGAAATACAATAAGACTGCCGAAGAAGTAACTTTCGAAACCGAAGGTCTCTCAGATGAGGAGCTCGAAGCAAAGTTCGCTGAGGTTTTCGGCGAAGTACCTATTGAAGGTGAAGGCGGAGAACAGGCTCCCGAGGAAGGCGAGCAATCTGGTGAGAACCCCGAGGAAGGCGAGGAGGCTGGTACTCCTGCTCCTGAAGAAGGTGGTGAGTCCGAAGGTACCCCCGTGCCCGAAGCACCCGTCGCCGATATTACGGCATCGATTCAGACCGGTGATAAGATCGCTACTTTCGGTCTTAGTCTTGACGAAAAGAACAGAGCTCTTCATGATCTTGTAAATCTTACATATGGAGAAGCAGATAATGATTATTATTTTGTCGATGTATATGAAGATGATGGCTATGTAATTATGGAGTCATGGTGTACTAATCGTGCATTCAAGCAGAACATTGAACGCAACGGTGATAATTATTCATTAGTTGGAGATAGAGTCGAAGTATTTTCTATTTGGGTAACCGAAGAGGAAAAGGCCTCTATTAATTCTATGCGTAGCTCATATGATTCTATGTTAACAAAATTACAAAATTATGAAACCGAGCCCGACAAGATGGAAGTCCTTAATCGCGAGGATTATGACGGTGTTCGTGAGGACGCAGAGTTCTCAAAGCTTACTGAAATCGAAACTCATTTTGAGATGTCAGTCGATGAAGTTAAAGCAAAAGCTGATTCCATTCTGCTTGAGGCAGCTAGAAATAAATCAATTAAGTTTGCAGCACAGAATGCACAGACTACCCGTAAGCCCGTAATGTTCAAGGCAACAAAGGGAACTGGTAGATATGGAAATATGTTTTCAGATAAATAATTTTTGAAAGGAGAAAAAACTATGGCTTATTCAGTTACAGTTTCTAAGCACAATGTGGCATTCCCCTCTAAGATTCGTAGTGGCGGGGATGGCCATACTCTTAATATTTTTGTAGCCGCAGATACCGACAATGGAGTTATCGGAACTGTTGGCGCATGGAAGGATTTTGATCGTTATAATTTTACCGCTGGCAATACTGCTTTTCAGGGCAAGCTTCATGCCGCTGCTAATGGAAATTGGTATGTCGAGGTAACTGCTATCGATGTAGAAAATCCCCCTGTATTCCTTTACAACTCTCCCATCGCTGAGGATGAGAGATATGCAGATCAGCCTGACGTTTTCTTTAACGCAGCTAATGATACCGTAAAGGGTTATATTCTTGAGCTCTTTGATGTCGTCGAAGAGTCCGAGGCTATCTTTACTTATAACACTAGTAAGGCAACCGACCTTGTTGAGGGTGCAACTGTTGAGGTTGCTGCTAATAACAAGCTTAAGGTTACCAAGCCCTAATTAGAGAGAAAGGAGGACAATATATTATGAGACTTACATTTTCAGAACAGGAACTTAGCGTATTTGCTAAGCATGAAACTAATGAAGATGCTATCAAGAACCTTATGTTCGACCTTTCTCGTGGAAACGAGATTGTAAACGACGAGGGAAAGGTAGTTTCTAAGGCAGAGGCTAATGATAAGCTTCGTGCATTCTCTCTTGATTTTATCGGCCTTGAGAAGGGCTTCTCTCAGAGAGATCTTAAGAGAGCATACCAGAGTGGCGCTATGCGCAGATATTTCGACCTTATTGAGGAGGTCGTTGATGACGCTCTTGACACTGGATATAGAGAGTCCGAGTGGTTTAATAAGCTCGTTGATTATAGAAACATCGCCGCTGGTGATTCTATCGAGTTTAATGTTGAGGATGAGAATATAATTCTCTCCATCGCTACTGTCGGAAAGTCACATCACGACTTTATCCTTCAGAGACCCGCTCTTGGTTCCAAGTACACCCTTCCTATGGGACGTTACGGAGCCGCTGTTGGTCTTGATATCAACAGATATCTCGTAGGTCAGGAAGACTTCCCCAAGCTTATCGCTATGCTTGTTAGATCTATCATGATCAAGAATCAGGGCCTTATTTATGGCGCTGTTACCAACGCCGTTAATAGCCTTCGTGTTACTAATGGTTTCGTAGGAACTGGTACTCTTGGCGCTGCTACCAAGGATGATTTCGATGAGATCGTTGATAACGTAAGATCCATTTATGGTTCTGCAGTTATTCTTGGAACTAAGAATGCTCTTAGAAAGATCACCGCGCTCGCAGACGTTCAGTGGGCATCTGACGCACAAAAGAATGCTATCGATTCTATGGGTAGACTCGGTTCTTATGAGGGAACTGCTCTTGTTGAAGTTGAGCAGAGATTTGCTGACAAGACTCTGACCACCAAGCTCATGAATGACAAGAAGCTTTACATCCTTCCTAGCGATGATTATAAGATCGTTGAGTTCGTTACTCGTGGAGAGACTGAGCTCGATGAGATCACCGAGAAGGGTGAGGAGCACGGACGTATCGATGACATCGGCAAGTATGAAGTTCAGTACGAGCAGGCTATTGCTGTTAAGGCAAACAGACAGTTTGGCGTATGGACTATCACTCCGTAATTGATATAAACAAAATTGTGGGAGGGCAATACGCTCTCCCACTTAGAATAAAAGGAGAAATGAAATATGGCTTACACTAGAAAGACAACTGATAAGAAAACTACTACTAAGGCAAAACCCGTAGATGTTGAAGAAGTAACAACCGTTGAAGAGGCAACTCAGGCTGAGGAAGATGCTCCTGCTGAGGAGAAAGCTCCTGTTGAGGAAGATACTCCCGTTGAAGAGAAAGCTTCCGCCGAGGAAAAGGTTGTCGTGGTTGAGAAGAAGAAATTCCGTGCAGACGACACAATCCTTTGTAGATCAATAGCTGCCGGAAAACTTGTCATGATTGGGGCGGCTACCGGTATGGTATATAGATGGCCCGACTATGGTTCAGAAGCAGAAGTTGAATACAAGGATCTTGCCAGTGCAGTGCGCGCTCACTCAGGGCATGTATACGAACCTTATTTCATAATTGAGGACGAGGACTTTGTTGATGAGTTTGTTGAACTTAAAAAGTTCTATAAGGAAAAATTCACAATCAGAGAGCTTACTGATATCCTCCTCATGAACGACAATGAGATGGAGAATAAGATTAGTATTCTTCCTAAGGGTGCTAGGGAACAGCTTATCAATATAGCTTCCACTAAAATTTCCACTGGTGAACTTGATAGCGTAAGAAAAATTAAAGCTCTTGAAAGAATTCTTGGTGTAGATTTCTCATTAGTAGCAGAAATGCAGTAAGTCGTAAATGGAGGTGAGTTATGTCTTCCATAAATTACGAAATTATATTTGGTAGTTTCTTATCAAATGTAACTGATTATAAAATCGCAACACAAGGCGAGGATGTGACCACTGAACAATTGACCGAGTATTTACACAAGGCAATTGGTACACCGTATATTAGAACATTATTTTTATCTATTGAACTTGACGATGACAATTCTGAATTAATATACACGATGAATAATCCGGATATAAAAGGTGACGACGACTTCCTAATTAACTTATTAGGAAAAGCAATGGTATATGAATGGATACATCCTCAGGTTCGTAAAACGTCTCTATTGGCTCAAATGTTCTCAGGTAAGGAAGTCAAATTTTTTGCACAAAGTAATCACTTAGCTGAACTCCGTGGTATTGAAGAAGACACCGAACTCGAAGTCAGACGAATGATCAGGGATCGAGGATTTATCAACAATAAATATTTAGGAGGCACTGGTACATGATGAAATTTACGTGCGAACAAATAGAAACTGAAAAAAGACTTTTACAGAAAAAAGTTTTTTATCTATTGCTTGTTGTAGATCCCGCCACGGCAGAACAATATCCAAATGTGGACGTTGAGGCTGCATTTGAAGATATCTTTTCAGATCTTGATGGTCTTAATGAGATATTCGGATATCCAATAGAAATGGTTAATATCGCTAAGAAACTTGCGAAAGCTCTTAAGGAATTTAGATCTCCCGATTTTGAATATAGAAGATACAGAAAATTTATATTAGATGCTGGGAGTGAAGTGTTGAAGATTGGAGGTGGTTGAATTGCCATCCCTATCAACATATAAAAAGATGATAGGTTCATATACAAACGGGGAAGCCCATAAGGTTGAATCGGATATGGTCATGGAACAAACATGGTACGATGATTTGCAGACTCGTACAGCATATTTCTACGACTATGAACATGATCCGCATCCTCGTCAGTTTGAGGGCTTAAGTCCCGCAGACGACGCCGGCAAAGTACCAATTACAATTAAGTATATAGAAAACAGCTCACAGACTCTGAATAAAGATGCGGTAAGTTACCACATTATGTTCAAGCCTTCTCAAGATTTGGGAGTAGTGACATACTATAAAACAAATTATGAAGAGAGATGGGGAGCTACATTTCCGTGCGGCTTATATGTAGACATTCCAGATTATAGGGGTGTTTATAATAAATGGTTAGTTGTCGGTATGGCGCAGAGCAACAATGCTCAATTCCCTACGTATGAAATACTTCGTGTAAATTATTTATTTACATGGGTATTTAATAGAACTAAATATCAAATGGCAGGAGTCCAAAGAAACCAGAACTCGTACAACTCTGGAGTGTGGATGGACTGGGTATTTGAAACACCTAATGATGTTATCAAATTTTATTTGCCAATGAATGAAGTAACTTCGAAACTTACGTATAATCAGAGACTTATAGTAGATACTAAAATAGATGTAGCTAGTGGTGCCATCCCACGTGTATGGCAGATATCTAAGGTATCGCGCACCACGCCTCATGGTATAGGTGTCTATACGGCAGCTCAGGATGTATGGGATGTAAATCGAGATTACATCGAATATGAAGTAGAAGGAGACCCTTCTACTATCATAGGTATGTATGCCGATTATTATGGTGAGAATACGCCGGATGATTTTCTTGATGAACATATTGTTGATTCTAATAAACATATTGATGTAGTGTTCGCCGGTGTATCTCAGACAATTAAAGTAGGTGGTAGTTCTAAAAAGATTACCGCGGTCTTTTATGATGGAGATGATCAAATTACACCTGAAGCCGGAACATGGCGTTATACTGTAGATGGTATAGATGTTTCCGATCATATTACAGAGGATTTTGATGGCCTCGACATAAATCAAGTACGTATTAAATTTGCTGACGACACAGCCTATATAGGTAAGATTTTAACAATTACCTATACAACATCGCCTGTGGTTATAGTTGGCACACTAACATTATCTATAAGCGGATTGTAAAGGAGGAAGCGATATGGAATGGACAGATCAAGACACAGCCTATTTCGCATCTCTCGTACATGATGTAGAAGACGATGACTCAAGATTGAAAAGGGAAATAAAAGAAAAACTCATAAGTAATAAATACATAATAAAGGCGTTAGACAACAAAGAACTAGAAAAGGCAGAGGCAGAACCGGATGAATATTACGGGAGATCAATATTCCCATACTACATTATTCATCCCACGCAAGTTCAATCAAATAATTTTATTTGTTTTGAAACACGCTTTAGCGAGTTGGAACGCTACAATAGTGCAATGAAAATTCAACAGATATTGTTTTATATTTTATGTGAGCAGAAAAATCAAACGGTTGTTACATCTACTGAATTAGATGGTGCCATAACCGAACTTGGCATTGCTCGCCACGATCTCATTGCGTCATTACTTATACATGAGTTTAATTTCTACCCTTTTAAAGGTGGCAAGGCGCACCTTGTCTCTAATGTACCTAATACGACAGATGATAATTATGCTGTACGTACGCTTACATTTGAATTTATTACTGACGCTAACCTCGTCAAAACTATTAATGGTAGTCCTCAAATTATAAATAAACTATATGCCAAATAAGACAACAGAGGAAAACGCGGGTAAAGTTGTGGGGAAACTATCCCCTGTAAAAGCTAAGTTACCTCCGCGATATCCTACTCTTGAATTTGACAGACTAAAGTTATTCTTCGGGGATCCATTGGTAATCGACGAAGAGGGAGTTAAAGGCGTGGTCACCGTAAAGTCTCCAACATTAGGTGACATAATTCAAATTGGTGAATCTAAATTTTATAGCAACTTGAGTATACTCGTCGGCAACCCGACACAATTTAGGTTAATGTTGTGGGAGGCTGGAATAGATTGGAATACAATTTCAGATTTTGAAATGTTTATTTTAATGTATAAACAATTAGAATCGGACGTGGTCGATTTATTGTTTGACAATATAGATTTTAATTCTTTTGAAGTTTATGAACGGCAAAAGGAAGACGGAGAAGTAGAAAGATATTTATACAACGAGTTAACTGATACGGAGATAACAGAACTCGTATATCAGTACTTTCATCAATATCTCCAAAATGTTTTTAATATGAAACCCGAACGCGAGGTTACGCCTGACAAGATGTTAAAAGAAGCTTGGATCCATAAAGATCAAGTTGAATTAAAACAAAAACAGAAAAAGGGAATATCTTCTTCTTTCTCTTTTGTTCCCCTTATCAGTGCATATATTAATCACCCCGGCACTAAGCATTCTCTGCAAGAGTTACGCCAAATAGGGGTGGCTGAATTTTTTGATTCATTGAAAAGAATTCAACTTTACGAGAATGCGACTGCAATACTTAAGGGTATGTATTCGGGTTTTGTAAATAGTAAAGATATAGATCCTTCAAGCTATGATTTTATGAAGGACATCTAATTACAAGGAGGAAAATATTATGGCTTTTAATCTTGGAAATTTCGCTGTAAAGGAAATTATCTACGGTGTAGCTCAGAACTTCGAGAATGAGCTTCTGTACACCCTCGATCAGCTTACCAGTGCTTCTATTGAGATCAGCTCTGATCCTATTGAGATCGCTGATAAGAACGGAAATATCATCCGTACAATTTATCAGAGCAAGTCCGGTACGTTTACCGCTTCTTCTGCTCTGCTCTCTCCCGTTCTGCTTAACGCTCAGTCGGGAAGCCCTATGGAGATTGCATCTGCTACCAATGCTATTGAGATGCCTTTCATAACTGTTGTAGCAGCTGGTACCACCATTGATGTTGCCGATGCTAAGACTGGAACCATTCACGTAATGGGTCTTTATAACAACGGCGCAAATGGTAAGGTTCTCGTTCAGGGCACTTCTGCTGTTGTTGACGTATCTTTCGCATACGATTCCAACGCAAAGACTGTTACTGTTCCTGCTACCGCTGATGAAGCTCCTACTAAGTATCTGATTAAGTATGATAGAGATGTTGAGGCTGGTTATAAGATTACCAACACCGCTTCTGCATTCCCTGATACCATTCACCTTACTCTGTATGTTGCAATTGTTGACCCTTGTGAGGACGCTTACAGAGCTGCTTATGTTTACATTCCCAGCTTCCAGCCCGATCCTTCGGTCACCATCAATCTTGATGCAGAGAGCACTGAGACTGACTTCAACGGAAACCTTCAGATCGACTACTGTGATTCCGTTGATAAGATTCTTTACTACATCTACTTCCCTGATGAGGATGCAGTCACTACCGTTGTAACCAACGCTGGCTGATAAATGAAAAATGTAGGGGGCGGATATTTTCGCCCCCTTATTTATTGGAGGAAAATAGATGAGAGAAAAGGGATTCAGAAAATGCATAGTCTGTGGTTCCGACTATGTCTATTGTCCTAGATGTGGCAAAGGCAATAAGGAAGAGACGTGGAGATATTTATACGACACGGATCTTTGCAATAAAATATTTGACGTTTTATCTTCTTTTACTTTTAATCATATAAAGAAAGAAGAGGCGCGCGAAAAACTTGAGGCTCTTAATATTCCTAAGGGAATGAAATTTAATGCTGAAATTAAAAAGCAGATAGATTCTATTATGGCTAAAGAGCCTAAAGTAAAAAATGAACCAAAGATTGTGAATGAAGATGATTAAATATATGGGATAACATTCACAATTGTGATTGCTTATCCCATTTTTTGTGGAGGATTAATATGGCGGATTTTATAAGAGGCACTACTCCTATATTTACAATTCAACTTTCAAATGGAATTAAGTATTCAGACTTAGGATCTACTCTTTTCTTTAGATTTAAGCAAGGATCATTTTTTGTGGATGTGGAACCATTTATAAATTCAGTAAATATTGCAGTAGTTACATTAAGGCAAGAAGATACTCTTAAATTTAAGACTGGCGTCGTTCAGGTGCAGTTAATAGGTGTTGATGGCCCTGAAGCTAAAGAGGTAGTAGTTAAATCTGATATTGCAGAGGTTATGGTAAAAGATTCAATTATTAACACCGCTTATCATAATAGTTAATAAGGTGATGATATGAATATAGAAACTACTTCAGTACCTCAATTAGTTATTGCTAATAGAGATAAGAAATACGTACCGGTATTGGTAAATGAACAGCCGAACATTGAACTTATTATAACAGAGATGTATCAACAAATCGAATTGTTAATAAATCCAAATGTAGAAAGATGATAGAAAGGAATAACGGGATGAACGAAAAAAGATATGAAACAAGTAAGATAACTGGAAGGACATATGAACTATTTTCTCAGGTAAGAATACTCAATATTAAACAGAGCATTTTTTACCTGAGGAATGGTGTCGTACTTAATGACATAGAAATTAGTGAAGACCGTAAGACGCATGAACCAGTTATGGTCTTTTTATTTAATAGGGAGGATACTCGCGATGCTTATGATAGATGGTGCAAGCAGCGTGAGTAAAGGTATTGCTTATGAAAGTTATGGGCATTGACGCTAGTACCACTTGTTCTGGAGTTGCTGTCATCGAAGACGGTAAACTTATATTTCACGATACAATAAATATGAAATCCAATCATGATGCGGATCAACGCGTCAAGAATATGATGAGCGAATTGGGGGCAATTATAAAAGAATATTCCCCCGCTGCTGTATACATAGAGGATTCATGGAATAAACAAAATATTGAAACAACAAAGATGTTGTCAAATGTTCTTGGAGCTGTAATGTATGTTTGTCAAGATATGAAATGTAATTTTACCAAAATGCTTCCATCCGCGTGGAGAAGTTTAGCCGGAATAAAACTATGTAATAAGAATGGTACGAAACTTAAACGTGAAGAACTTAAACAGGAAGCAATAAAGAAAGTAAATAAAACATACAAGATAAAATGTGGAGACGATGAGGCTGAAGCGATATGCATTGCGGAAGCTGGTTGGTTATCGGAATGCAATGATTTATTTGAATAAAAGGAGATAATCATGAATATAGAAATGTTTGTTAAACAAATGAACAGTGATCATAAAGAGGGTGTTATACAGAAACATATTACAAGACAATATGTTCCTCTTGAAGAAAAGATTGCTGAAGGTCATAAAATTATAGAGATGGCATGCTATAAGGATATTGTTGATGCGGAAGGAAAGATTCAAAAAATATTTTGGGTTGATTCCAATAAACAACATTTTCTTACTGTGCTTGCTTTAATTAGAATGTATACGGACTTAACTTTTTCTGATGATACATTAAAGGATTATAATATATTATCTGAAAAGGGATACGAGGATATACTTATGTCTGCTCTACCTAAAAAAGATGTTATGACATTTATGAATATTGTAGACAATATTTATGATGATGAATATGAAAACGTAAACTCTATTCAAGGTCGTATAAAAAATCTTATATTGGGTTTGGATAATATACTGCAAAGTGCTGTTGAAAAGATGGCCTTGAATCAAATTAATGGAGGTAGTACCAATGGCGAAGAGAACGGAGTTAGGGAGGATAAAGGACGTACTTAACACGCAATTCAGAAGATACGCCAAACAATTTACTCAAGAAATTGTCGAAGAAATTGAAAAAGCGTACGAAGAAGTTTACGAAGATTTTATGGAGGCCTATATTAATTGGGCGAAAAATTCTGGTAAAGATTATGATAAAACGCGGTTTTTATTGAAGGCTTCAGATGTTTATAATGATATTGGAAATAATCGTGGAATACAAATTGATACTTCGGAGAGTGACTGGTTTAAATCAGGGGTTAATGTAGAGTCTAGCAATATACGTGGAGAAATCTTTTCACGTTGGGGCGAAAATAAAGGAGAACCCTATGATAAAAATGCAGTATTTGAAATGATGTTTTATCATGGAATCATTGGATATAACAAAAAGATAGTTTCCGAAAAATGGTATACTACGAAAGAAAGTCAGAAAAAATATTATATCAAATATCATTTAAAAGGTAATCCAGATCGTCCAAGTAGAAGAAGGATATTAAAAAACATATACGATGCGAATATTATACCCCCTGATTCTGATATCTTGCCCTTTAAGGAAATGGGCAAACGATATAAGAAAATTACTACGAAGAAACATTTGGATGCCAAATGGAAAGAGATATCCAAAGATCTAGATAAAGATATAGAAAAGTTAATAGAAGAAAAACGTTAAGAGGTGTCAAGGACGCCTCTTTTATTTTTGTGGAGGTGTTTTATGGCCAATTATGAAATTAACGTAAAACTTAATAAAAAGAATTTCGAAAAAGAAGTACGGGCTATTCAGAAATATATAGAAAAAATGGAAGAAGAGCCGGTAGTAAAAAAAGTTCAAGTTGTAGAAGAGGTTGTTCCTCAAAAGAGTTCTCCTGCAAAGAAAAATAATAAAAGCAAAAGGAACTACACAGAAGAGCCTTTGATTGATAGTTCTATAATAGAAGACTTAAAAAAAAATCGCACAAAGTCACATGCTAATTTTTATGTCGATCTTGATAAGTATTTAGAAGATCTCGTTAAAGATAAGAATACGCTTTCTGAAGAAGATCTTTCAGCAATAGAGCGTACTTTTAAAAAAGCTTTTATAGCTGAGCGATTTAATTCAAATTGGAAAGGACTATATAAAGATTTATTGAAAGGCTTTTCAACTTCTTTTGATTATTTTGATGAATTGAAATCTGTAAAAAATAATCTAGACGAGTTCGCTTCTAAAGTGAATCAATTAGATATTGGGTCTTTGTTTTCTGACGACGCAGAAATATTTAAATCTGTTAAGGCAGCTAAAAACATAAATTTAAAAAGATATGCTCTCGCCGCGAAAGATGCTCGAAATAACAAAAAAACTGATCGAGACGTTTTGAATTTTTTGATCGGTAATCTTGACAAATATCTGGGCCGAGAAGGAAGGGATTACGAAAAAGATAAAATTACCGATGGTGAAATTGAAGCTATAATGGGCACTCTTTTAAGAGCTGGCATAGAAGAAAAAACAGCAAAAGATCCTAGAAAAGGGTTATACGCTAAAGTTAAGGATCACATTATGAGCTATATTGGAGATAGAACTACAAAGTATGGCGGTTACGGAGAAGACATCGAAAAGCTCATAAGAGATAAGATAAAAGAAGTAGATGATGTTGTGTCTAAGTTCCATAGTCTTAATCTAGATTTTATGGCTGATCCTGAAAAGGAAGTAAAAAATTTGAAATTATCTCAGACTGTTAAATCTATGAATAAAGATCTCGGTGAGGTCGGTGATTATTTTGAGATTATTAAAGATATTGTTAAAAATTTTAAGGACGAAATGGTGTCCGAATTTGGATTTAATGGTAAAGAAATAATCAAAGGAGAAGAGGATCAAATTAGGATTTCCAATAAAAGATTGGGAGTAAATTTTCACACTCATCCGTTACTCGGGTATGACGCATTTGCGCCCAGTGCTCAAGATATCCGTAGCTATATGAGTCATATCAGAAATGATTTAATGCTCACGGGAGAAGCTCATCTTAAAGAAGCGTATATAGCACACGGAGAACGTTTGTTAAAAATGGATTTCGGTGGAATTGATTGGAGCAAAATATCCCCTGATGAATTAGAAAATAAAATTATCGACAGAATCTTTAAATCGGCGGTTGCAAATGGTGGCCGTATTATAAAAGATGAACGGACTGGAACCACTGAATTTGAAACTGTTAGAGGAAAAGATAAGGCTATTTCTTCTGCGGTGAGAAATGCTGTTGAAGATGTTCTGGCTGAATTTGGAGGTAAACTCAGCACGGCAACACTTAGGGGAAATAATTTCGTGGATGATAAAACCAACGAAGTATGGAAAGCCAACGAAGAGATAAACGACAATATTAGAGATGCTTTCTCTGGATATAAAGATTCGTCTGTCACTATGGAGCAAGCTGCAGCTAACATTAACGCTGCTGCAGAAAAAATATTAGAAGCCGCGGATAAGATAAGCGGAAATGATGATGTATTACATAATATTTCGGAACATAAAAATGAAGTTAAATTAATACCGGTAAATACGGACACAGATTATGAAACAGCACAAAAAAAATTCGATGAGAAATTAGCAGACCCTAAATCTTTTATCCATAAATTTTATGAGGCTGGTTACAAGTTTGGAGAAGAAATATTACAACTGGATTACGATAAAATCTTGAATGAGATGAATAAGATACGAAAAAGACTCTTCATTGGAGATGAGGTATCTGATGACGATAAGCTTAAACTCAGAGCTTTGGCTGACATGAAGGGGATTACTGCAACGTATAACAAAGAGGCGGATCGGAAAGAAGCCGCGAGGAGGGTATCTTTTCTCGGTATAGTAGATCCTAAAAGCGGGAACTCTGTTTTGCATAATGAAAGCAACCATAAATGGATTGAAAAAGCTAGAATTTTTGCGGATGATATAACCGCGTCAATAGAAAAAGATATTACTGGTGATGTGATTAACGATCTCAAAGCATTGGCATTAAAAGAACATGGTAATAAAAAAGTAGAGAATTTTAAATCCCCTCGTACTTATATAAAATCATTAATGAGTGGTCTTGTTGGAACAAACGATCATTTCAATATTGCAGTAGGTGATAGTGATAAAATAGAATATTCGGATGCTACAGACTTTTTTAAGGCAAATACCGAATATCTTAAATTATTAATAGCTGAAGTACATCAGAGAGATAAATTAGGTGTAGATATAAATAAAGAAATATCCAAAGATATACTAGATAAAATTGAGGACTCTATTTTTGTCACTTCGGATACTAGTCAAAAATCTGATGAAAAAAAAGAACAGAGACAACAAACCGTAGGAAGTGAATGGGGGAGAAAAGTACTAGAATGGAGACAAAACGCAACAGAAAATGATAAAGAAAGACTACGGCAAACACTTGCTGAACAAAGAGAAAAAGATGATCTTGAGCGCGAGGGATCTAGAGCTAGGGTTCTCGAACAAAATAAATTAAATAATTCTCCTTCTATAATTTTAACCGAAGAGCAGCAAAGGCTTAAAGAGAAAGAAGATGCTGAGGCGGCAAAATTAGAAGAAGAAAGAGTTGCCGAAGCAGCAGCGCGAAGAAAAGAGGAAGAACGTATTGCCGAAATACGAAGACAAGAAGACGAAGCGCGAAAGGCTTCTCTGGAAAAAGAGTCAAAAAAAACAATTGTAAAGACACAAGAAACTGAGCAAGAGATTAAGGGTGTAGAAAATATAGATAATGCAGGTGCTAAAATACAAGAAGTTGCCCAAGAAATTAAAGCCGAAGAAAATAGTCAGGATAAGGTTGTAAATTCTAATGAGGCTCTTGCTGAAACTATAAAAGAAAATACGGAAACGGCTCAAGAATTAAAACGTACAATAGATCTCGATATAAAATCAAATGACGTTGAGGAAATGTATCAAGGAGTATATCCTGATATAGATCAACGTAGATTCGCAATGGATAAATATGGAGAAGAATTACGAAAAATAGACGATGCTACCGAGACTCCCCACTCTGTTATGTATGACAGAAGAGATGATTTTAATACTGGATTAAAAGATAATGTTAATCAATTATTGGATCACGTTCAAGATCAAATTACACAAATGGAAGAGTCTTTGGCCGAGGCAGGAAGAGACCCTGAAAAATCTCCGGTTTATCGAGACGCGGTAGCCACAAGAGATATGTTAACGAAATATTTGGCCGGAGAAGAGCTTTCCCCTGAGGAGCAAAGATTTATAGATGCTGTTCAAACAGATTTTACAGATTCTTTATTAGAGACTCTTCAGATAAAAGAACAAAATCTTTCGCAAGCTCTTCGTAAGGCTGCTAATACTAGCAATGACATTTCAAATAGAATCCAAGGGTTAAAGGCAGATATGGCTGAAGCAGCTGAAGAAGGAGCGGTTATTCCAAATGCGCGAGAGATGCTGCAAAATGAATATAATAATTTAGCAGAGAATAAAGCCCGTGCTAGGGAAATAAAGAAAGAATTAGAAAAAACCCAAGGTTATGTCAAAGCTCTTTCTCAGCAAAAAGATATAACAAAGGGAATGACTTCTTATTTACAGGGTCGTACTGTCGGAAATATTATTAAAAATCAAAATGATAGGATTACACAATTAGCTCTCGAAATTGAGACCGTAAGAGGAATGGATGACCCAGACGAAGAATATTTGAAATCACTGGAACGAGAATTATTTCTTCAGAAAACATTTAGCAGAAAAAAAGAAAGAATATCTTATAGTGAAAATACATACGGTATTCCATTTGATAAATTCAATGAAATACAATTATATTATGCAGAACAAGATCAAGCGTGGAGAGAAGAATTAGACCGATTAAAAGCCGAATTGCCTGATGGTTATAAAGCAGGAGCATATAAAAAGAAACTTATAGGAGAGATTCCGTTGGACGCAGCTTCGATGTCGGAGAACACAGAAGAAGAAATAGCTGCAAAAATGGACGCTATGGAAAAAGAGCGTAAATATTTATATGCATATTGGGTGTACCATCAACGCTTCCTTAAAGAGTACAATACTTTGGCAAACGTTACTCAGATAGATCCTAATCGTAAAATAGACTTTAAGCATTTTACCAATGTTCAAGATATTGTTGCGACCATGGATAGAAGATTCCAGCAAACAATGGCAGGGGCGCATGAACAATCTGGTAGAAATACTACGATGGTTCCTATAAAACCGGAAGAACCTTCGTCGGGCTCCGTTGAACCAAAGACTCGGGAAGATATGATCGTTGAAGCTGAAGAAAGAATAGCTGAAAGTCAACGTCAAAGAGATAAAGAAAAGGCAAGACAAGCAGAACAAGCAGCGAAACTTGAAGAACAAAAGAAATTAGAGACAATGAACTCAATCAAGGCGCTGCATGAAGAGATAGAAGTTCAAGAAGCCATTACAGAGCAAAAAAAGATTGAATATGAAAATGCCCAAAAAGCGGTTAAAGAAACTCAACTTGCGCGTCTTAAAGAAGCGGGTCTTTATGATGAGGAAACTTGGGCTAAATTAATGGCTTTGCCAGAAGACCAATACGATAAAGTAACTGCGTTCGATAAGACATTGGTTCAGAAATTTATTAAAACTTATCTTGATCAAATTATAGAGAAAGATAAGGAAACCCTTGCTTCTGGAAAAGAAGAATTATCTAAATTATCGGGTAGAATGTCTGAGATAGATCAATATTTTGCAAAAGCCAAAATTGCCGATGAGAATCCTCAGAGAATAAAAAGTTTAGATCAAAAGTTAAGCAAATTTTCTAAAAAATATATAGCATCTCTTCGGGCAATAACGCCAGAGGATTATAGGACATTAGTAAATAGAATAAACGAGATAAATGAATATCTTTCTGATGAGAATAATACTCGCGATAAAAAAGAAGTATCTAAATTAGAACGAGAAAGAAATAATCTAATTACAAAGAGAGACGATTATATTGCGGTAAAAGATCGAGATAGATTAAACACGCAACTTAATGAGGTAAAAGATTTCACTAAATTAAAACACAATGAAGAACTTAAATTAATTGAAGAAAAAAAACAATTAAGTGCGGAATATCTAGAGCTTCGTAAGTCTATGGATTTGTTGGAGGACAAGATAAATCATTACGCTGTTGATCCTAAAAATTTGCGGGATAAAACTGATTTTTCAGTAAAACCTGAAGGTATGAGTAGAGATCAAATGTTTGCTATGGTGGGTCAGATAAATACTCGAATGGTAAATGGTGAGTATAAAGATGAGCTTGCCATAATTATTGATATGCTGAAAACATTTGGTCATGTTGATAATGAATTTGGTTTCGGTGGGGAAGCTGTAGTAGGAGACGAAACCTCTGTTGTTGTCCCTTATTCCAAGTCTGGCATATATTTTCATACGCATCCATGGGGATCTTCTGACGATTTAGCTCCAAGCTATGCAGATCTTTATGCTGCTAGCAAGAGAAAATCTAAAATTGAGTATTTAGGACATGGTGATACACTTCTCAAAATGGATTATAGTAATATTGATTGGTCTAAAATCACACATTCTCAATTATTTGATGAAATGTCAAGTGAAATCATTAAAGCTCTGCGAGATGCGGGATTCAAAGATAGCATCGACAAAGATGAAGAAGGTAGGATGGTTTGGCATTTTGAGGACAATTTGGAGTCTGTACAGTCTGATATCATTAATACCACTATGTCGCGAATATTATCAAAATATGGCGGAGATGTTAGTGTTTCTAGATTAGACGAAAAAGGAAAACTTTCTGAATGGATCTCTTATAACGCATTAGCTAAAAATATAGCGAAGGCAAAAGAAGGGGAACCTGATCCTAAGGGAGACGCCAAGGAAGTATCTTTATTGACTGATATACGTGAGGCAATCACCATCTTTACTGATGTTATGAAATCGATACATAATCCATTCAAAGCAGAAGAAGATGATTATAACGCTGCTCAGAAAAATTTAGATAAATTAAAGACGAATTTTGACTCTGCAATAGAGTCCTTATATCTGGAGTCTCAGCTTCCTATTGCTCGTAAAAAAGCTATTGATTCCGGTTTAATGACAGAGAAACAATTCGATTCATTAAAGATAAGTAACGCCCAAGAATTGGATTTGTGGAATAGTATAGTTCCTAAAGTTAGTACGGCGGCGAGAGCCATTGATGAATTCAAACTTGCAATAAGAAGGACTTTTGGTAAAGAATATACTGATAATAAATTTAAGAATAAAGCCGAGTCTGAGCAAAAGCCTAAAACGTCTCAGGAACCTCCGAAAGAACCTCCTAAAGAAAGAAAATCAATAAAGAAATCCGATACCAATGAACCTAAGACTGAACCTAAAATTGTTGGCACAGAGGAAGGAATAGTAATTAGTTCTCCTCATGTCACAATAGTTGATACTAATCATACAGAAGTATTAAAGACAAATGTCGTGAACGTTCAGGCGGATAGTATTAATGCTGATGCGAAAAATAGTGAAGGGGCTGAGGAACGGAAAGCTATCACTCACGATCAGGTAGTTGAGTTCTTAAATAAAATTGATAGGATTATTATAAGATCCGGAGAAAATCGAGATATCGAGGGTTTAAAGAAATTAAAACAAGATTTAATTAATTATGATAATCCAACAAACAGAGCGGATCTTAAAGAGTGGCGTAGGTTTAATGATAGGTATTCAAAGCTAGTTGCCAAAAATAGTTTAGATGCCGGTAAACTTACAGCGTACAATAACCTTGTAGAATTACAAGCAAAGATTCAAACTAAGAGACTTTCCGGAGATAATCGTGGTATTTCAAAACAGAAAGATAGTTTTAATAAGCTGTTCAGCACCTATGTTGAAGGTTCAAGATTAACGACCGATGAAGAGAAAAATATAGAACTGGACAAAATTACCGCAGAAGCCAATCGTGTTGTTGCTGAAAAAATATTAAAAGATATAGAGGAAAATGGAGATAAACTTGTTGATAATATCAAAAACAACACTGATAAAGGCATAATATATTCCGAAGAGTTTATGGGCAACGCACGCAATATTATCGAAGCGAGGGATCGTATTGTCGAGCGATTAGAAAATGTATTATTTGGCGAATCTGATACTTCTATAGTAGAAGAGGCATTAGCAGATGGACAGCAATACATAGATAATGCTAAAGATCTTGTCAAGCAATCTACTAATGCAAGTAGCCGTGTCAAAATTGTAGACACTGGCGTGATTGATAGACGCATCGAAGAACTCCGGTCTCTTATGAATGCTGCAATACGCGATAGTATCGGAGATGACGTTTTGGGGACTATCAATTCTATAAACGTCCGAATGAATGAACATATTGGAAGGTTGCAGGATTTTAAAGCCGGTGATATTAGAAGCGCCGAAGATTATGCTAAATTAGTACAAGAAGGTGATGAACTTTCTTCTACTATTGAAAACATTAAAGAGATAAATACGCAATATCAAAGAACGTATAATCTTCGTAAACTTATTGCTGAAGCTAAATTTGATACCGATGCTGATGAAGGATATATTGATAATCTTACGTCAAAATTAAATGTGGCATATAATGCTATTAGAGAATATGCTCGTGGCAAAGATGTTGGTAGTGAATTTGTTGAAAGCATATTAGGATCTAACAGCGAATATCAAGAGGTCGGGGCTAATCTTGCCAGACAAATCGGAAAGATCCAAAAAGATATTTCGAACTCAATGGTTCGAAAAAGGCAACAAGGATTTGGATATACAAAAGCATTTGAGAATACGGTTGACGAAGAATCGGCTCAAGCTAAAGAATTAATAAGACAATTATTAAATATAGAAAATGCCGGAGAAGGTGCTGAGGCGATCATCAGAAAAGCTTATAGAAGTCTTGAAGATTACAGAAAGAGATTCATAGAAGCACAGAGTGATCAAAATGTTACGGTTAAAGCTTCCCAAGTTTCTAAATTATTAAATGATGCTATCGAACTACAAAACAACACACGAGGACGAGGTGTTTCAGCAGACGATAGAAGTAGAATTTATAATTTAGTAAATGAATTACAATTATTAAGAGTAGAAGGCAAAAAGGCCGATGAAGTTGTTGAAGGTATTAATAGAGAAAGATATGATAATATAAAAGCCGAGGTTATGGATCTTGGCTCAAAATACAAGCAATTAGGCGTATATGGTGTAGATGCTTTTACTAGAATTGGTAAGAGTTTAAAGGCACAGTTTACTGCTCAAATTGCTAGATATTTTTCACTGTACGATATTATTCGTTATGTTCGTACCGGTGTTAATACCATAAAAGAGCTCGACACCGCAATGGTCGAACTTCGTAAAGTTACTGATGCTACTGAGAAAGAATACTCAGAATTTAGAGATACAATTCGTTCAACAGCTGTCGATGTTGCTTCAACAAATGCTGATTTAATACAGTCGGCTGCAGACTGGAGCCGCTTAGGATACTCTATTAAAGAGGCTACAGAGTTAGCAAAGGACGCACGTGTATTTGTAAATGTTGGAGACGGTGTTGATATCAAGGGTGCTACCGATATGATGATCACCGCCATGAAAGCGTTCAATATTACGGCTGATGACGCAATGTCAATCGTAGATAAGTATAACGAAATAGGTAACCACTTTGCTCTCTCCGCTACTGATATTGGAGATGCAATGCAGCGTTCCGCTTCGGTACTTGCGGCATCTAATACTTCATTTAATGAATCTATCGCTCTTATTACTGCCGGTAATGAAATCCTTCAGGATCCTGAAAAGACTGGTACTGCACTTAGAACTATCGCTCTCCGTATTAGAGGCGCATCTTCCGAACTTGAGGAAATGGGCGAGGAAACAGATTATGTTGTAAAATCTACATCTAAACTTAGAGAGCTTATCAAGGGTTATACTAGCATAAATGGGAAGTACGAAGGCTTTGACATCATGGAAGATGAAGATACCTTTAAGTCTCTTGCGGATATTATTAAAGGTATCGGTAAGGTCTATGATGAAATGTCAGATATCGATCGTACCGCGATGCTTGAAAAACTTGCTGGTAAGAATAGATCAAACGCTCTTGCTGCAATGCTGCAGAACTACAAGCAGATTGATAATGTTCTTAAATCCATTGAAGAATCTGAAGGATCTGCTATGGAGGAAAATGCGCACATAGTTGATTCAATTCAGGGACGTATGACTCAGCTTCAAACTGCCGGTGAGAATTTCTGGCAAGAGTTTATTGACACAGATGCTGTTAAAAATGCAATAAGTGCGTTAACGGAATTGTTAAATGTATTAACTGAAATAGTTGGTAAAGTCGGATTATTACCCACTCTTACCGCCGGTGCTGGAATTGGGTTAGTGGGAAGTAATGGTGGAATACAAAGATATTTCCAGATTAGACAAAATGCTAATTATGCTCAGCAGCAATATGATTTAGATAAAGTTGATTACACATCAGCCTTAGAAAATTTTAAGGATCTTGATCAAGTTTTCCAAGATACTGATATTGATGCTGAAAATTTAAAGGAAACATTTGATAATGCGGATGAGGCTTGGAATACGTTAGCTGGTGCAACCGATAAATTAACGGATAGTGAAAGAAAATTAGAAAACGCACAAAATGCTTTAAGCGAATCTGCCAAGAAAGATTTACAGCCGGCGATAAAAGGATTAATTGTAACCATAGGAATTACAGCCGTCGTCACAGCGATAAATTACGCGATTAAGAAATATCAAGAAGCACAACAGGCCTCAAAAGAGTTTGCCAAAGAAACAGCCAAATCAAATAAATCTCTTGATGATTATGCTAAGCGTATAGGGGAAGCTAATAGAGTTCTTAGAGATGAGAATTCAACCACTGAGCAGATCAGAGATGCTAAGAACGAATTAATAACTATTCAACAAGAACTTAATGAGACATATGGAAATTATAGTACTGTAATTCAGAACGCAAATAGCGATCTAAAAGAACAAAACCAACTGCTAATTGAGAATCAAATACTCAAGAATAGAGAAGCTGCTAGAAAATCTGAATCAACTTTTAACTGGCGTTCAATTGGGTCTGGAAGCGATAGAGCCTCTACTGCCGAAGGCGTCTTTAATGGTAGAACTGGGTCTAATTTAGGTATATTTACAAATACCGTATCTGCAGAATTAGCCCTTAATGTTTTAAAAGATATCCTACCTAAAGAGGTGTTAAAAAATAATAATCTACAAACCATGCGATTGGGTATGATAGATTTTGAAGCCGCTAATTATGATGAACTCAAAACAATGCTTACTCAAGCTCAAATGGAATTGGGCAGAGAAGAATATGAAGGCCGGATAGGTACCGATGCAGCTTCTGATTTTATTCAGCGCGCTCTTGATCAAATGAGCAAAGATGAAGAGGAATATCTTGATGAGTGGTTAATTGCGGCCCAAGACAGAATGGCTAAAGAACACTACTCTGAGTATGAATCCTTGATGAACTCATACTATGAGAATCTTCAGAATCCCACAGAAGAAACAGAAAGAGCTCTTAAAGATAATCTCATGACAATGTGGGAAATTGCGTCTGATGCTAATGATGAGGGCGCAAAGAAATGGTTAAGATCATTCTTTAAAACATATGCCGACGAGATTGAGAATGCGCATCTCGATGAGTATTGGAATAAACAAACTGAAAATGGCGCTAATTTAGGTGACAGAGCGGAAGCCGTTGGAAAGTGGCTTGGAGATAGTGGTTTGAGTAAAACTCAAATATTAAATTATCTCACAGGAGGAGATCTGTCAGGATTCTCAAATGATCAACAAGGATGGCTTAAGCTCCTCAAAGATACCTTCGACGCCATGGGAGTAGATTATACTCAAGCTCTTGATAGGCTTTATAGTCAAGGACTTTTCAAAGAAAATAATCAACTTACATTTGAAGACGATTATCAAAGTTATCGTGATGCTGCCGCAAGTAGATTTGGTATGTTAGGATCTTCTTTCGATGCCTTAGGAATAGGTACAGATGAAGAACTTACAATATGGAAAAATATAGCAGAACAAGCTACGTCGGCTGCTGAGGCGGTCGCCATGTATAAGCTTGAAACATCCGGCTTAGAGAAAACATCTGACGCATCCACCATGCTTAAAAACATGGAAGCTCAGTATAAGCCTATGTTTGATGCTATGGCTACTGCGTACAAAGCTATTTGGAGCGATTCCGGATTTAATATATCTAAGGTAACGTCTGAACAGTTAGAAAGTGTCAGAAGCCAAGTAGAATCATTAAATAATGATTTGAAAGAAAAAGGTCTTGAAGGCTTCTCTACAGATCAGATTAATGATTTCATTCTTACATTATCAGATGCGACAACTACAGAGAAAGAAGCTCATGATGCATTTAATGGATTGGCTACTACACTTGTAGATAGTTTAAATCCTGCTCTTGGGCAAGCGTCAGGAGAAACTGCACTTTTTGTTCAGAAGACATTAACCGAAATGGGTGTAACGAATGCAGCGGATGTTCTTTTCTCAAGATTAGGATATAGTGCAGAAACTTATGCTGCTGCAAAAGAAGAGGCTAACAAAAACGAGATAGATATTGACGCTGAAATTGGTGATTTAACCGAAGAGCAAATACAACTTATTCTCAGTAATGAAGCTTTATTAAACTATTATAAGGGAAGAATACTTGCAAATAGTATTACAATTGAGACTAAGGAAGATGTCAATAATCTCATCAAATTGTATAAGTCTCTTGGAATAGCTACCGTTGGAACTCTTGAACTTGCAAAGGCAGAAGAAAAACTTGCAAGAGCCGATTATCTTGAACATGTTGCTCAAAATTTAGGATCCGGTTCATATACTGCTTCTCAATATTTAAAGGAAGCCAATGAACTTAGAGATGAAGTTGCAAACGCAATTAGTAGTGTCGAGGTGGATTGGAAACCTGATGTAAAATGGGATGCCAATACCATGGTCGATAATGACAAGTCCGGTGACTCTAAGCAGAAGTTCGACTGGATTGAGCGCGCGATTAAGAAAATCCAGCGTGCTGTCACTAATCTCGGTAAGGTTGCCGATGCAACATATAAGAAGTGGGGCGATAGAATTGACGCCCTTATGGGTAAGACCGAAGAGTTCCATGACGAGATTGGTCAGTTTGGTCGTGGCAATATTGATCTGTATAATAGACCTCAGCTTTGGCAAGAAGAAAACGGTGAATCTTGGGTAGAAACTGTATTAAGTGAATCCTTTGAAGAGGATGGTAAATTTGTTTTAGTTCCAACCATTGACTGGGACGAGCTTGGTAATCCATATGAGATGACCAGTGATGAGGCACTTGATAGATATCATAACACCGGTGAATACTTAGGTATATTTGACACCCTTGAAGAAGCGGATGATTATGCTGAAAGATTACATCTTCAGCAAGAAGCTATTTATGCTGATTACGATAAATTTACATCAGGCAAATATCAGAAACTCAAGGAAGAAATCGCTCTCCAAGAGCAAGCCGCACAGGCCTATATGGCAGAGGCTAATGCAATTGGATTAAGTGCTGAGTATCGTAGTAAAGTTATGAATGGCCTTATGGATATTGAAACTGTTACTGACGAAAAACTCAAAGAGCAAATTAGTGACTTCCAAGAATATTATGATAAATCCACTGATGCCGCAGATGCTGTTGAAGATTTGCGTGGGGAGATTGCTCAGCTCGCACAAACTAGATTTGATTACATTACTAAGCAGTTCGAAGAGATGGCGCTCAGCATTGACCATGCTGCAACACGTATTGGTCATATACAGAGTACAATAGAATCAGAAGGATATTTTGAATCTACGCTTTTAATCGAACAGCTTAGAGCGGGTGCTGAAGATAAGCTTGGTCAACTTCAAGATGAAGCACAACAACTCGCCGCATCTATTGATGAGGCCGTATCCAATGGTGACATTGAGTATGGTTCCGAACAGTGGTGGGGAATGTATGATAGTCTTCAAAATGTCAACGATCAAGTCTTAGAACTTCAATCTAATATCGCTGGTTATAATGATCAGATTAGACAACTTGAATGGGATAAGTTTGATTACATTCAAGATTCGGTTAGTCGCCTTACTGAAGAGAATGAGTTCCTTATCGACATCCTTCAGGATGAGGCTATGATGTTCGAGAAGAACGCTCTTATCGGCGAGAACTTATATGCAAACGGCAATATGAGTGACGCCGCTCTTTCTGTCCAAGGTTTGCACGTTAATAGTTATCAGACCCTTACCGAGCAAGCCAAGGATTATGCCGAAGAGATAGAAAAGATTAATGCTGATCTTGTGAAAGATCCTAACAATAAGAAGTTGCTTGACAGGCGCAACGAACTTATAGATCAGTGGAGAGATATTATCAAAGGTATCTCTTCTGAAAAGCAAGCCATCAGAGATTTAATTAAACAAGGGTACGAGACATTCCTTGATTATTTACAGAAGTCTATAGACTACCGTAAGAAAGCTTTAGAGGCTGAAAAGAATCTTTATGATTATGAGAGAAATGTCAGAGAGCAAACTGAAGCTATAACAAATTATCAGCAACAGTTAGCGGCGCTTGGAGGAGATAATTCCGAAGAGAATCGTGCTCGTTTACAACAGCTTGCCGACGACCTTAAGAAGGCAGAAGAAGACTTACAGCAAACAGAGTATGATAAGTGGCTTTCTGATCAAGAAGAAATGATGGATAACATGTATGAGGCGTTTGAGAAACTCATAGATGATCGTCTTGATAATCTCGATAAACTGGTGGCACAAGCTATTGACCAGACCGCTGCAAGTGGTGAGACAATAAAACAAAGTATTCAACAGGAGCTCGATGAATTTCCGTACGATCTTGAGAACACTTCTTTCGGAATTAATTTCGATATGAAGATTAGCGATGCTGTTGGAGCTGTTGATGCGGTGAAGGCTGTGATTGAAGGTATGCACACCGATGCTAATGTCAACGCTCAGAATCAACTGAATGCTCTTAGTGCGCTTGCAAATGCAGTGGCTACTTCTTCTGCAAATCAAGCAGCACAGATTGCAAATCAGATTGCTCAGCTCGGACAAAATAATGGGAATAATAATGGATCCAATAACGGAACAAATAATTCTCCTCAGGTCACGACTGATGGAATACAAGGAGAAGACCCTTCCGAAGGAGAAGAAAAATCTAAAAAATCTGTTAATATTAGAAAAATACAAGAACTCGAAGAGCAGTATCAGAAATATATTGAATTAGAAAAACAATACAGACAATTGGCAAAATCAGAAGAGAAAAAATATAAGTCATTACCTCCTGCTTTGAGCGGAGCAAATAAACAAGCTGTATATGATAAATGGCAAGGTTATTTGGCGAACGTACAATTTTACCATGCTCAAGCAGTGGCAGCTATAAAAGAAGCTAATACTTTAAAAAATGCAGCTTATGCTAAGGGCGGTACAATTGGATCTGCTATTAAGCGTACTGGAGAGGATGGTATTATTCTCGCCCGTACCGGTGAAGAAGTACTTAGCCTTGAGCGTATAAAGCAGATGCAAAGTATCTTTAAGATGATGCAACCTCTGGCGACACTGCCAGCTAATACGTTAAGTAATATTACTTCTGGAACCACAATTAATGGAATGAATGTATCCTTCTCACTGCCCAATGTAACAAGTTACGAAGACTTTGTTAATAAGGCAAAGAAGGATCCTCAATTCGAAAAGCTGGTTCAGAATATAACTATAGGTACTGCTTTAGGAAAAAGCAAATTGAGTAAATACTCTATCTAATAATTAGGTGGGGCGGAGGTCAAATTCCGTCCCACTGTTTCTATTTGAATAAAAGGAGGAATCAATTTGAAGGACATTAGATTAAAGAGACGTGAACAAGTCATTAAATCATTAAAAGAAAAAATTAATGAACTTGAACAAAATAATATAGATGCGGCGTTACTCAGAGATAAACAGATAGAGGCCGACGCTTTGATATATCAACTTAATGAATTACTTACAAAGGTATCTAACGAGATTACCGAGCTTCAGGAAGCAAAAAATAAATATGAAGATGAACGTAAGAAGTTTATAAAACTCAACGTTGAATATAAAAAGAAAATGGAAAAGTTTATGAAAGAATGTGGTATTGGGAAGGAGGACGACGGATGAAATTTATTGTTAATGATTTTATAGATTTTATATATTGCGGACATAGCCTCTCAGAATTTAATGGGGTTATTGGTGATATATCAGGTGGAGATACTGTTGGCCCTGTGAATATAGGTAGTGAATTAAATTTAAATCCTATAGAGTTAAAGCCGTTAAAGAAAAGAAAAAGTGTCACATCAACTTATGATTCTTATGTGGAAAAGCAATTTTCATTTTTTAAAAATCCATGTGATAAATGCGGGTATTACACATACGAAGAAGTTGTAAACATTTTAAGGTGGCTTAATCAGCCTCGGTATGAAGATTTTGTTCCTGTCTATTCTAATACTTCATGGCCCACTGTACATTATAACGCAACATTTAATGTACAGCCCATAGTTTATATGGGGAATGTAATAGGATTTCAACTTGATATGACCACTGATGCTCCATTTGGATATTATGATGAGGTCACTGTTACCGGTACTGATACGGTTACGATCGAAGATAAGTCTGACGAGCAAGGGTTTATATATCCTCGGTGTATTTTTACAATTCATACCGATGGACATTTGATATTATATAATACTCGAAAACGTGAGGAGCTAACCGTTATAGCCAATTGCGCTTCTGGTGAAACTATAATTTTGGATGGTGAAACCGGAACCGTACAGTTCCCAGCATATGTTTCGCATGAAAATATTCAAGATGATTTTAATTATGTCTTTCCTAAAATATGGAATAATATGGGAAGCGGTCTTGATTATAGGACAAATATATTTGTTGCTAATTTAGCAGATACAGAAATTGAAATGACATACAAACCAATAAGCAAATTTGGATTGATTTAAGGAGGGTGTTATGGCAAATACAAATAATTTTTATGGGCCAATAAAAACCCTATACGACAAATTTACAATTGTTTTATGTAGCAGAGATCATAAACAAATTGGAACTGTTCAAAATGTTGATTTTTCTTCGATCAATCTTAAGGCTGAAATGCTAAATGGCAATGAAGTATCTTTCGATGTTTATTATGAACTGAACGGAAAAATAGAGCCATTGTGGAATGACCTAGTAGATTTCAAATTAATATATATACCCGAATTGAATGATTATCTTGAAATCACCATTACAGATCATGATACGGTTGAGAGAAAGAAAAGTGTAGTGGGAGTTAATGCTGGTATAGCAGAGTTATCTCAAACACAAATATATGGGCTAGAAATTAATACGCCTATAGACATTGAAATACAAAATAATGAAAGAAGAATAAAGGGACTGGGCGAATATCAAGGCACCATTTTTTATGACCCAGAAGATCCTAGTCGATCTTTATTACATAGAGCCTTATATAAAATTCCTCAGTATTCTATTGGACATGTACCAGAAAGCGTGGCTGCCTTAGAAAGAAGACCTGAGTTTTCAATTAATGATAAAAGCGTATGGGATTTTTTGTCTAAAGATGTGGCCGAAGAATTTGAGGTAATGTTTTTAATCGATAATGTTCATAAAATAATTAACGTTTATGACTTACTTGTAGTTTGTAATAATTGTTCTCATCGCCAAGACCCCAATTATGAACATGGGTATTACGACCTCACTGAATATGCTCAAGACTCAGATTTAAAAATAACTACTGATTCAGATAATGCGTGGTTATGTGGTAATGATGGGGTTATTGCATTTAAAAGAATGGTTTGCTCTGAATGTGGGAGCACTGATCTTAATTTTTTCGGAGAAGATACTCGCGTTGTTATCAATAAAGAAAATCTTACTGACGATATAGAGTTAACTATTGACACTGACTCAATTAAGAATACATTTAAACTTGAGACGGGAGATGACTATATGACTTCTACCGTAGTGGGTCTAAATCCGAATGGATCAGAATACATCAATCTGTTTAATGAGCTTGATTATGTAGATATGCCCGATAGTCTTGTAAGTAAAATAGAATCCTATAATGATTTATATGATTCTTATAAAGAAGAATATGCGCAATTAATGGAAGATTATTATGACGCTCTTTATAAGCAAAATAAATACGCTCATTCGTTAATGCCATCTTTTGAGCAAGATCCCATCACAGCGCAAGATCAGGCTTCTAAAATAACGCCAGATAAATTATCTCCGTTAGGATTGGCAAGTGTTAGTAATGGCACTGTTGTAAAAACAGTAAACAATGCTCTTGAACAATTAGTAAAAACGGTAGTGAAAACTGGTTATGTTAAAGCCCAAGTAGATATGACTGAGCAACCGGCATCATTTGAATATCAAGGAATAGATTCTGAAGGTCATAATTATGGTCAATGGACTGGAAGATTTTTAATTACAAATTATTCGAACAATGAAGATACCGCATACAGCCGTACTATTAATGTGTTGGTGACTGATGATTATGAGACATATCTCAATGATAAAATAGCAAAAAATATAGTTAAATATAATGATAAGGAAGGTAATATATTCCAAGTATTAAATCTTTCTTCCCCGCAATTTGAATATGCTATTACTCGTTATTCCGTCGAAAGGTTAGGTTCTTTTCATAGCGCGTTATCTGGGTGCATTGATATTCTTACACAAGAGGGGCATTCTAACGTAGTAGATGAATTTTATGACAGTGTATATGAACCATATTACGCGAAATTAAAAGCGACCGAGGATGAAATAGGTCGAAGGCAATCTGGTATAGAACCTGACGGTTCCCCGTCTCAAAGAACCGATGGATATGGAGAGCCTTATGCTATTGCAAATGTAGATTATTGGACAAATATCATTGGAAAGATCACTAAAGACGATGAAACCGTTATTATCTTAGATGGATCATTAGAAGCAAGAAAAAGAGAAATCCAAGATATATTAAATTTCAAGAATTATTTAGGAGAAGAACTATACAATATCTATTGTGCTTATCGACGAGAGCAGACATATTCTAATTCTAATTATATTTCGACTGGCGTTGACGATAAGGCTGCACTATTTGCTAAAGCACGAGAATATCTTGAGGCCGCCAATAGGGAACTTTTAAAAGCGACCACTCCTCAATATAGTGTTAAATGTAATCTTTATAATTTAATACCAACCACCGGATATGAAGTGTATAAAGATAAATTTGTTCTTGGAAACTGGATTAGAGTAATAGCAGATGACCAATTATTTAGATTAAGGCTGGTTTCTTATTCTATAGATTTTAGTGATTTTAATAAAATTAATGTAGAATTTTCCAACGTAACTAAAATTGGAAACATCATGACAGATGTAGAGAGTATATTAAATTCAGCTAAATCAATATCTGGATCTTATGGATATACCACTAATCAAGCATCTGCTGGAGAAAAGGCAAATACAACGATAGGTAAATTTGTTGAAACTGGGTTATTGTCCGCGCTGACAAATGTCAAGAATAATGTTGATGAAGAAATTACTTTTGGAGAAAATGGAATATATGCTAAAAGTTACGATCCAGATACCGAAACTTATAGTCCAGAGCAATTAAGAATTACGCATAACATTCTTGTATTCACAAAGAATAATTGGGAAACGGCGTCGGCTGCACTTGGAAAACATGATTATACTTATTATGATCCTAATGATGATGCTTATAAGATCGCATCTGATTATGGTCTTACGGCAGAGTTTGTACAAGCAGGACATATAAGCGGTTCGAGTATTATTGGAGGAGATATATATTCAAGTAATTACTCAGCAATTGGAAACACAGGGAGCCATATTAATTTAAATAATGGAACGTTCAGTTTCGGAGGAAACAAGTTGACATATGATGGCAACCTTCTCTCACTTAATGGAGGTACTATCAGTGCTTCATCTATAACTAATGGTAATAACTTTGTCGTTACGCCAGAAGGTAAGGTTACTGCAAGAGACATTACCTTGGAGAATGGTGTTACGAGTGGCGGAACAATTACCGGCGCAGCTATTACGGGTGGATCTATAAGTGTAGTAGGGTCTAGCGGAACCGCATTCTCAGTCAACGAAAGTGGATTAATGACTTGTACGGGTGCTCAAATAAATGGGGAAATTAATAATGGTAATGGCACTTTTCGTGTTACTAATAGCGGCACTCTCACGGCCACAGATGGTACGATAGGCGGATGGAATATCGGACAAACGTCTCTTTCAGGCACTAGTGGTAATGTAACGTTATATAATACTGGTAGTATGGTGTGTTCTATTAATAATAACGTTAAATGGGGAATCTATAACGATGGTACTGCAACATTCTCGAATATAACGGCGACCGGTGGTAACTTTGAAAATGTTACTATTGCTGGGTATGCGACTATTGAAGCAATGAACCTTATGAATTTAAACATTCAAGGTCAGCTCAGTGCGGTAACAGCTAATATAGGAACTTTGACTGCTGATAAAGCAAATATCGAGGATTTGACGACCGGAACATTAACAGTACACGAATCTATTAATGCACAAAATCTTGATGTTAACGGAACCATAACGGTCAACCAGATTAAAGATAGCCAAGGTAATCTTCCTAGCGGTACATTAAAATGGCAAACTATTAGTGTAGCTAAAGCTTTAAACCCAACAGATCGACCTTATTTATGGCAAGAATCCAGCACTAAGAATATTGCTATTTCGGCTTCTCAACCTTCTGGTGCTGGAAATTGGAATCAAGTTGGACATATAGTTACTGATGTTCCCACTAAAAGAATATTTGTTTTAGGAATTGATAATGTAAGTCAATAAAGGAGTAAAAAGAAAATATGGAAAACAATGTAAATATAGTAATAGAAAATCTTAAACAGCAGCTCGTTAAAGATATAAACGATTCTAATCTTCCTATTGGGGTTATTAACTTAATCGTAAATGATCTTCAGTGGAAGGTGGAAAAAACTTATTATGCACAACTTAATTCTTCTGTTGTAAAAGAATTTCAACAAGAAGATCAAGCACCTGACAAGGAGGAGGAGTCCGAGTGACTCCTCCCTATTTTATAGAAAGGAGGAATTGATATGCCCGTTGATATAGAAACACGTAGACTTAAAGATCATACAGATATTAATACGGCTTACTCGGATGAAGAGTTAACACTGGATTCTTCCACATATGGAACAAGAAATATAACTGTAGGAAATTTAACAAGACAGATTAATGGAGACAACAATATTTCGTCACTTGGAGACGGAACTCCAAGCGGTGCAATACTTGCTGTTGATAATAAAGTAGCTCAAACAAACACGAAAATAGGTAACACAGATATATCTGAATATGCAGACGGTACAGTAAGTGGTATCCTTGCAAACTTTGCGATTATAAACGTCACAATACCGGCAAGCGGATGGTCAAACGTTGCACCGTACACTAATACAGTAAATGTTGCTGGGATTACATCTTTAGATAAAATGATATATTTAGGATATGTTCCATCTAATACGCCTTCGGATAATATAACTATTGGACAAGCAGCGAGTAGATTAGATTATGGTATAACCGGAGATGGAACCATAACTTGGTATGCATTAGAAAATAAACCACCCATTACATTTTCAGTGGCGCTTATGAGGGGGTATTAATATGGGAGTTATTTATATACGCCCTCCTATTGAAAGAAAAAGTCTTATTCCACAATATGGCCTTGAAATAGGAGAAAGAGGTGATAGGTGGGAAGAAGAATTTATAAAAAATACAGATTTCTCCACGATGGATAACGCCGAAGACTGGAGTTATTTATTTAGTTATTCTAAGGCCTATGATTTTGATCTAAGTGAAATAAATAGTGAATCTGTAACTAATATGAATTATATGTTCCAAAATGTTACCGGAGGAGATTTGTCTCTTGATGGATTAGTTATTGGTGCTCAAACTACAGCGATAAATTTATTGAGCGGAACATTTAACTCGGTTGATTTTACAGGAGCCCAATTCTATAGTCTTCCGGCAAATATGTTTAATGGGGCGAATATAGTCCAAGGTCTTAGATTGGCTACATTGGACGTGTCAAATTTAACAAGCCTTGCGGGCATGTTTTACAATGCTTCTCTCCCATCGTTAGATTTAACTGGGTTTGATATTTCAACTATCACAGATGTAAGTAATATGTTTAATTCTGCTCGCATTCCTATTGTCACAGGATTAAATACATTAGATTTTTCGAATGTTGTAAATGCGGCACAAATGTTTTATTCAAGCAGTATTCCTACCATAGATTTATCAGGAGTATCTTTTACATTGCTGCAAAATGCGTATGGTATGTTCAATAATTCGGCGGGCCCCCTTTCAAATGAATCGGTGCAAGTAACAATTGATTTATCCGATTGCGTATTTCCATCTATTGTAAATGCATCGTATATGTTTTATCAATGGATGAATAACGATATTGAACCTAATTTTGTCTTTGATAATATGAAAATGGAATCATCGGGCTTAGATACTTCTTATATGTTTGCATATATAAAAATGCCGGATAGTGGATTGGATTTGTCTTGTTTTGAAGATGTTATTATCTCGAACGGAGATAACATGTTTTATAATACTGTTTTAGGAGAAACTGATTTTTCTACATTAGATTTCTCAGGAGAAACTTCATATAGTCATTACCCCTTTTATGGATGCCAAACTCCTGAAATGCATTTAAAAACTTCTTTATCTCCAAATATTACGAGTTACAGCCAATTTGGATTGACATATTATGATAAAGCAATTAATCATATTTTGGAGTTAACATTTCCCACAGCAGTAAATCGCTTAGGATATTTTATATCCCCTCAAGCTTCTGATCTTGGCACGACATCATATCTAATTAAAAACAGTACGATTTACGCTAGCGATTTTTCTAATTTTATATCTGGTTCTTATCCTGTTCAGATAACGTTTGAGAATTCAGTGTTGCATATGGGAAATTCTGGCAGATTAAACAATTTTATATATTGTACATATTATGGATCCGATTGGAACGATACGTATTTAGATATGAGAGGATTGGTTGTTGATGGTGTCTGTACATATTCTTATGGATTCATGGGATACGGATGTTCTCTTGGAGCGATATATTTCCCCAATACGGGAATAAAATTTTCGAACAAAATGAGTTATTTTTGTTATGGATACAGTGGCCATTCTCCGGTCTTATATAACTTAGACAAAATCGATGTATCAGATGTTCAAGAAATGGAATATTTATTTTATAGCACATATGGGTCTTATGATTTAAGTAATTGGAACGTTGGTCAACTCCAAAGTATTTCGTATTTATTGCAAAATTGCACAGGAAATTTTAACCTTAGTAATTTGGATACTGATAATCTTACTAGAATAAATGGCATCGCTAGTTCTTTAAACGGGAATCTTGATATAAGAAATTGGGATTTATCCAATGTGACTTATATATATGGAATATCTGGATTCGCGGGATCAGTTGACTTCGACGGATGGGTTATACCTAGATCGAGAGACGATATAACAAACTGTATGTTAATAAGCGAATATTCAAGCACTAGCGTCAATAAAATAGCTTATATTCCTAATACATTATACAATCCCATTGGATATGATAATACCATGTTTTATGGAGGTGCGAATGAGGGATGTATCATAGATATTTATACAAATGCTATCAGCGTTGAAGAGCAAGGATGGAAATTTTCACACATATATACTAAAGCAGAACCTTATGGATATCGGCTACATCTTAATAGTACTCATGATGATTTCTTACAAGCGATAGGAGGTGATTAAAATGGGACAAGTATATATTCCTTCTCATACTGGAAGTAATAAAATCACGCTCGAGGGTTATAATCACCTAACATGGAGATATAAAGTAATACCTTATATACGTACCGATAATTGTATTGATATGAGTAATATGTTTTCGGGGGCAAATTATCAACTACCTGAGACTTTAGATTTAAGAAATTTTAATACATCAAAAGTTACAACTATGCGATCCATGTTCGATAATTGTATGTCTGAAACTATATTAGGACTTGACGTGTTTAATACCTCTAAGGTTACAGATATGAGTTTTATGTTTAACAGTAGTAAGGCTACGGAATTAGATTTGTCTCATTTTGATACGTCTAAGGTAGAGACAATGGAAAATATGTTCTGTGATAGTTCCGTCGAACAATTAGACATAAGTAGCTTTGATACATCTAAAGTTACAAATATGAGTAACATGTTTAAAAATGTTGAAGCAAATATAGATATATCAAATTTTAATACGTCTCTTGTCACTAACATGCATGGTATGTTTCAAGGTACTTCGGGAACTACATTAGACTTGTCTCATTTTGACACATCTTTGGTGGAAGATATAGGCAATATATTTTACAATACCTCTTATGATGAAATAGATTATTCTGGATTTGATACCTCTAATGTAGTGAATATGCAAAATATGTTCCGAAATACTTCACTAGACGAAATAGACGTTTCAGGATTTGATACGTCTAATGTTGAAGATATGAGTTATATGTTTGCGGGCACGTCATTACAAACATTCGTATTTCCTAATACATTAGATGTTTCTAATGTCAAAGATATCTCAGGACTATTTAGCAATATGACAGTTCCCAATCTAGATTTAAGAGGATTTCATTTTCAGTTGCCCGAAGCTATTGAACCAAATACTTCTTATCAAAAATCATTATTTAGTGGTCTTAATACAAATATATTAGATATATCAGATTGGGATTTGGGAGCCAATGCATCCAATGCTCCGTATGGAAATGCAGAACACGGTACGTGGGAAACGTTATTTTCCTATGCAAATATTCATGATTTAAGATTCTCAAATAACAATACTTTTCCAGAAGGATATAATGTATCTGGTATGTTTAATAATTTTATTACAGACGGTACACTAGATCTTTCTAGTTTTCATTTTTATAAGGCAATTATGATGTTTATCTATCCCTTGTGTATATTTGGGAATGCTAAAATTCACACATTGATATTGCCAGATATTACCAACAATACTTTTGATTTGAGTGTGTATAGTAATATCCGAATATTTGAAAATACCGCCGTTGAATTATTAGACTGGAGCAACGCTGAGTTAAATATAAATAACGGAAATCAATTGTTTAACGGATTAACAGCGACACGTGTTAATATGCCAAATAAAATCTGCACAGATGTGGATGTAAATACAAAAACCGGTAAGGCAAAATACGTAGATTACTCTTCAGTAAATACATTAAATGCGGATTATACATCTGATCAATGGGCATATATGGCAAACTACGGTTTGGACTATACAAAAATAGTTTGGATACCCTCAACGTTTATATTGGACTCACGTCGCACCATGAATATTACAACTGGAGAAATATATACAGACGCTCTTAATTATAGCGAGTTAGGGTGGAACGAGGAACCTTCAAATGTAATTATACACTACGGCACCACTCACAATGATTTCGAACAAGCTATTATAAATGACGACGCTGACGAATGGGTGGCTCCAAATGGAAGTCCTATTTTCTTTTGTCATACTCATGTCCCTCTTGGATCCGCTTATACTCAATATCAGATGATGACCATGAGCGGTCTTAATTTAAACGAAGTATATTTGGACGATGAATTAGTTACCGAAGGTCAAGTTTTCGATACTGTTGGAACGCATACATTGAAGATTACAGTAGGCGGATATGATTATAAACAAAAGATAATTGTAGAAGATCATGGTAATTCATATTCTGTAGTTGGATCGCCTTACGATTACACTTGGAATTCAAGTTCGGGAACATATACTTCCACCACAAGTACGACAATACAATGTCGTTTGTATCCTGATAACTATTTGTTTGTATATCCTCTTAATTCTATATCAAATAGTGTAACTGCCTATACAAGAGTAGAATCGACTCCGAGTAACAATATAGTGAAAATATCTGGACTACCATTTGGATTAAGAAAATTTTCATTACAGAATAGTTCTAGGCTGACAGATATATCTGAAATGATTGTAATAAGTGATCCTTTTGACCCTAGCGATATGTTTAATATGTGCACTTCTTTAGTGAACGTATCAGTTGTAAACAAATGGTCGATAGGAATACATTACAATTATTATTATAAAAGCGGTTCGCGTGTAAACCAACAATGGGCGTATTATAATTATAGCCGTATGTTTCAGAACACTCAAGTCATAACGGCTCCCAAAATTAGAATAAGCCTCGGAAGTTCAAGTGTGTTTCGCAATTGCGCTGCATTAACTGATATTTCAAATCTTGATTATTTCAATACGAGTCCGGCGCAAGGCACAACAAATCGTTCATTGACATCATTGTTTTATGGTTGTACGAGTTTATCAAATGTAGATAGATTAAAAGTGTTATTCACTAAATTAAAAGAAAATATGGGGATGAACCCAATCGAGCTAAGTAGCTTTCTGAGTAATACTGCAATCACTAATGTTGATTTCATTCCGGATGAGGGGTTGCGTGTAAAAAATTTAGAATCGACATTTTCTAATTGCTCATATCTCACAAATTTATCAGGATTAGCTAGAATAATTTGGCCCCTTAGTGGAGCGACCTTTGCGAGAGCGTTTGATAATATACCGGCTACAGATTATTCTTCACTTGCAAATTGGAATAGTATGTTTACCGAAATACAAATGCCAACCACTAAGATATCAAATTTATCATTTTTAAGTAATTGGGATTTATCGGCATGTATTTATTATTCATTTGAAGGTTGTACGTTATTGTCGTCGATAAGTGTATTATCTGGAAAAATATCTACGACAAAACAAGTCGAAGTTAATTTGAAAAACTGCACGGCTCTGACGTCTTTATCGGGATTAGAGGGATGTAAATTTTCTACAAGCACAAGTTTTAATGGATGTTCTGCTCTAATAAATCTTGATGGGCTAGATGGATGTACAATTAAGAATGGTACGTCATTATTTGCAAACTGTTCATCGCTGACGGATGTTAGTGGATTAGCAAATACAACATTTACATCTTCTAATATAAATTATATGTTTCAAGGCTGCTCCTCTTTGACATCTTTAAATGGGCTTCAAGTGATTGATATTTCTGGAATGAATCAACTTGCTTCCGTGTTCTACGGATGTACCTCACTAACAGATCTTAGTGCAATATCTGGTTGGAATCCTTATCAAGTTACTAATGTAAGTAATTTATTTTATAATTGTAATAGTATAACATCGTTTAGTGCTTTACAAAATTGGATCACTGCGCAACTTACTAATATCTCTAATGCTTTTTATGGATGTTCTTCATTGATAAATTTAAATGGTCTTGCAGGATTTAACGTTGCTCGATGTTCAAGCCTTGCATATCTGTTTTATGGATGTACTGCTCTCGTGGATATATCAGCAATTGAATATTGGTACGTAGCAAATTGCACTAATATGTCAGATATGTTTCAAGGATGTTCGTCGCTTCTTTCTGTCGATCCTATCAAAAATTGGAATATACAAAGTCTCACTAATATGGTTTATATGTTCCATGGTTGTTCTTCTATTACAGATGCAGCCGTTCTTGACAACTGGAGCTCGATAAAAACGATGACAAGTGTTAATAGAAACTATGCGTTCTATAATGTACCTACCCCTTGGCCTACTTGGGCAGTATCGTAAAGGAGGCATATATGAAATTTATACAATTTACAAAAAGTTTTGTGAAGTGGCTTACGGTTTGTGCGGTAATATGGATTTCATGGAGCTATGTGCTTGCTACAATCCAGTTACTTAAGACTGGCATAGCTGACACGTTAGAATCATTATCTAACAATGTGTGTACGATAATACTTGGCACATCGCTTGGTTATATGATCAAGAGCTTTGTTGAAACATATTTCGAACGTAAGAGTAATCTTTCTGAACAAAAGTATGATGACATGATGAACATGATTAAAAGCACGGACATATCTCCCGACGAAATAGTGGGGATGTATGAAAGAATTAAATAAAAATACGGAGGGTGGAAACACTCTCCTATTTTTATACATAATTTCAGAAAGGAGGTGCATCTCGTGGATCCAGTCGTAGGAAGTATTATTACAGGAATTATCGGTGCTGCATCTGCAATAATCGTAGGAGTCATTAATACGATATCTCAGATGAATAAGATTAGGGATGAACAAAGGGAGACGTTTAATAAATTTAGTGCTGAAACCGGTAAGGCTATGGCACTTACTGATGAACGGATTAGGAATCTTACTGATGAAGTGAAGAAACACAATTCCGTTATTGAGCGTATGTATAAGTGTGAGACCAAACAATCACTTATAGAAAAAGATATAGAGGAGATCAAACAAGAACTAAAAAGAAAGGACGACTGATATGAAGAAAATATTTGATTGGATTAAAGCACATACTGCAGATATACTCATTATACTCGGAGCCATTAGCGCAATACTTGTGAACCTTCAAGCCTCTGGGGTTAATGCTACATGGATGTCTATTACTATTGCAATTATTGCTCTTGCTATTGAAGTGATGAAGCATGGAGTAAGTGAGAAGGCTATTAAACTTATTACAGAAGCAGTGCTGATTATACTTGAAGCACTTAAGAAGGACGATAAGACATCCGATTCTGAAGCAGTAGGAACTTCTGCGGTAGATGTAGAAGCAAGGCTTAGAAAGGCTTTAAGATGACAGACTTTAGGGAAAAATACGGGCGCACCAACCGTGCGCTCGTAGATCCTTATGATCATCGTGATTGGAAATTTAAAGATACAGTATTCGCAGTTTCCCCGAAGGGAATACCGGATAATTATCAGACAAAAGATTCTGAATTCACGTATGATCAGGGTAGTAGTATGATGTGTGCTGCATGTGCGTATAACTTTATTAGGTATGTGCAAGAAAGAGAAAAGGGACAAAGCGAACTTACTGCTCCACTCAGTCCTGCATTCACTTATTGTAATCGCCCTGAAGAAGAATCCATGGAAGGTATGTATCTTAAAACGCCTATGAGAAATGGTAAGAATGGATCAATACTCTTTCACGATTTTCCTGACTTCGGGAAATTGGCAGAGCTCAGGCCAAAATATAATGAGAATAAAGCAGAGTGGATGAAAAAGGCCAAACCATTTGCAATTAATGGTTATTATCAATGTGGCAACCGTAAGGAAGTACAACAAGCAATTATGAATACCGGAGCCGTATTAATTGGTATTCAGGTGTTTCCATGCTTCTATAATCCTGATAAGGAAGGTTATGTGAATTATAATCCTGCCATTGATTATATGAGTGATGGCGGACATGCTCTTGCCGTGTACGGATGGAAAACAGATAAATCTGGAAAGCTATGGTGGCTTGTAAAAAATTCATGGGGAGGGGAATACGGCATAAATGGTTCATGCTGGATCCCCGAAGAATATCCTTGGATGCAAGATGCTTATGCCGCCGTAGATAATACAATGGAAATGAAGTTCCAACAATATATGGAAAAATTTTATGGGGATGGAAAGGAAATAGAATGTCCTTTTTTAACCTTTATGAATAAAATGAAGACAAAGATTAAATTGTTTTTAAAGAAGGTATTTTGAAAGTGATTATAAGGTAATGCCGTATCCAGAACATATCTGGGTACGGCATTTTTTGTCTGAGACCTCGTATTTTGCCCAAGAAGGAGCATTGCATATAATGGTAATAAGTTTTACTGCACGACATATTAAAACGCGTTATGAGGCGTTCTACGTTATTCTCCGCCTATCTTAAGTATCTTGCTGATTGCTACAGCCTCTTCATAAGAGATAGTTCTGCGCTTCTTTAATTCACTTAAGATATTATATGCAAATCTCCTTTTCGCCACCTCTTCACTATCGGGTGCCGGATCTTCTTTGTCAGGCGTCAAAAATTCTTTCTTATCTTCTTCTGTTAAATCCCATAAATAACAGAATTCTGAATATGATCCAAAATCTATAGCCATCACTGGAACCTTATTGAATTCGAAATCTATTGAATAGTATTTACTCTTCTTCTTAGATTTAATGTATTCAAAAGCTTCCTCTATAGTAGACGGTTCAAATTCCACTGGAAGTAATGGAATTACGGGATCCGTAATAATTCTTTTCCCGCCTTTTTCAAATGCTAGTTTCATCGGTATCACCTTCTTCCTCTAATATTTTTATTAATTCTTTATTTGTTGCAGGATCTTCGAACATATCTTTGATTTCATCGAGTTTAGTCTTTATGATGCTACGGCGGGTAACACGGTTCTTATCTTCTTCGTACCTCTCAACCATCTTAATAGCCCTTTTTGGAGTGACGTTTGAAAGCAAACTATATAACGTCATGCTAGGATCGTTTAGAACCTCGTGCCTTGTGTCCCACTCCATGTTAACGATTTTCTTTACACACTCCCACGCATCATTCAGGCCTTTATCGTAGACTACGTCAACATAATCACGAGCCTTTTTTAGATAATTCATAATTTCATTACTATAATCGCGGCCAGCCTCAGCCCACTTTTCATCATAGGTCTTTATTGATTCGGCAAGATCATCTAATTCCTTTTGATACTGTTCTATTTTCTCAGACATATTCCCGTCCTCCTATTCTAATCCGCTATTTTTAAACAAATTCCAAATATTTATTCCCGTAGGAGTGCTTATCTTGTCAAGATATTCTTTACAACTTTGTCGCTCTTCGGGTGTAGCTGGTCGCATGTTCGCAGCGAAGTTAAAAAACTGATCATGTACCTCACGATACGCCTCGTTATATCCGGCCTCATATCCCTTTTTATACTGGTCACGATCATATGCAAGTGCCTTAAGAAGTTCTTTTTTGTCTATATCTATATCTATGCTCTGAGCGACATGCAGAACTTTATCCTCTATGGTCGTTTGTAATTCAGACTGATATACTTTTACTGGCGATTCATAACCTTCTAATGAGTTCATACTTATTCTCCTGTTCGCTTATTCCAATCAGCTATAGCTTCTTCTTGTGTATATGCGTCTCTGCCATAATAATTATCTGCGGCACGATGTAGTTGAAGATCACATTCAGAACAGCGGATGAGCCAATCGTCATATGTACATCGTCCGTCACATCCTACGTCTATCATTATCTCTGCTTTGCCGCCGCATAGTGGACATGGCTTAAGTTTCATGTTTTATATCCTCTCATTTTTTGACTATGTTTATATCTGTCCTCGACTTCTTTTTGTTTTCCAAGATTAAATGCTGTTTTATAGTCTCCGGTTAAATAGCCTGTGACCCTACGTAATCTATCAATATGTTTACCGCCGCACTGAGGACATGCATCATCTATAAGACCGGTGAATCCACAATCTCTGCATAAATCATTAGGAACATTGACGGCGAAATAAGGTATGTCATGATCCATAGCATAGTTCACTACAGTTTCAAGTGCTGGTATATTATCAATCACTGCTGCATCGAACTCGACATAAGTAATACATCCAGCTGAACTATATCCTGTTAATTGACTTTCAATATCAATCTTCTCAAATGGAGATATCTCTTTCCATACAGGGACGTGAATCGAGTTGGTAAAGTAATCTCTATCAGAAACATTGGGAATCTTACCGTACTTAGCCTGAAACTTCTTCATACTTGTATAGCAAAGATTTTCAGCGGGGGTCATATACACACCGAAGTTAAGTTTATACTCTTCTTTAAATTCAGCGCAGCGATCTTTGAATAGCTGTTCAATACGCTTAGCCAATTCCATTCCTTTCTCTGTTGTATGATCACAACCAATAAGGATCTGCAGCGTCTCAGCGAGACCTATTTGCCCTATGGCAAGAGTTCCATGCTTAAGGGCAGAACGGATTCCTTCTTCAGGAATATACCCAGCCATAGTACCATTCTCATACATAAACTTTGCAGAGGATGGATCTTGTGAACAAATATATTCAAAGCGTTCTATAAGCATATCTTTGGCGTCATGAATCATTTCGTCAAGTAATCTCATAAAATTATTAATAGCCAGTTCTTTATTAACTTCACAGTAACTAAAGTTATTTTCATTCTTTTTTTGTTCGCTACTAACAGTTACTGCTTCCATAGCTATTGTTGGCATAATGATAGTTACAGGGCAGATATTTCCTCTTCCATCTTTGAGTTGACCAAAACCGTTAATATCGTATCCGTTGGCAGTTCTACATCCCATGGTGCTAAAGAAAGTTCTAGGATCATTAGGATCGTATCCAGCATTCCCACTCCAATCTATATTTGCATAGTTGGGGTATAATCTCTTTGCTGTAGACTCAAGAGCAAGCTTAAAGAGATCATAATTAGGATCTCCTTCTTTCCTATTAACACCTTCCATGCACTGGAATATACCACAGGGGAAAATACTTGTCTTATGAAATTTACCCACACCCTTAATGCTTCCTTCAAGAAGAGCTTTAGTAATCATTCTGCCCTCGGGTAATGTGCATGTACCATAGTTAATTGAGGTGAATGGCAACTGATTTCCGGATCTAGACTGAAGAGTATTAAGATTGTGATACATTCCTTCAACTGCTTGTTTTGTTTCTTTCTCAGTCATATCCAGCGCATATCGATACGCTTTAGGAAACCTCTTATATATTTCTGCTTCTATAGATAAATCATTTGTTATATATCCATTTTCATAGTCTTCCAAACCCAGATCTTCTATGTAAACTAGGGCATCTTTATAGTGCTTGTAAAAACTCTTTCTTACATATGGAACCATAGTCCAGTCCAAATGGCTCGCGGAAACTCCGCCAAATTGCTGAAGAGACTGCAACTGAAAAACTACGGCAACTAATTGAAACGCTGTATTAACACTGTTTGCCGGACGCACATCTGTCTGTCTGGTGTTGAAACCCTTAGCAAGGATATCGTCAAAAGGGATTGTCAAACAATTGTGCATACCCACAGCATAGTTATCGAGATCATGAATATAAATCTCATTATTTAAATGCCTTCTTCTCGCAAGTTCCGATACGCAATTATCGAGAGCGTACTTCTTCATTAATACGCTTTCTGCCTCACCTTTACGCCCACCAAAAGACCTCTCGTCTACATTGGCATTTTGATTATCAACGGTGTCGGCTTTAAGTTTACGAGTAACTTCTTTCATAAAGTCTGCATTATATTCTCTAGAACGCGTTCTTCTATTTCGATACAGAATATATTTCTTTGCCACATCCTTATATCTTGACGCCATAAGTTTGTTCTCGATTACGTCCTGAATATCTTCGACTGATAACACCTTATGATCCTTAACTTCCCATGAAGACTTAACCAGCTTTTCAATGCTCTCGGCGACTTGCTCGGCAAACTGTTTAAATTCTTCGTCTACCTCACCGCGTTCTGCTTCATAAGCCTTAACCATAGCATTAATTATTTTCTTTTGATCAAACTCTTGCTGCCTACCATCTCTTTTATCTACTACCATTCATAGGAACCTCCTTGTGTTTATTATTCCATTTACTCCTGTATCTATCCGCTATATCCTTTATGTCGTATTCAATCGTTTCATTACCATCTTTACTAAATCGTGTCACTTTACGAATGTCCGATATCCTACAATGTTCAGGCTCGGTGTCGTATTGCTCTTTGTAAGAAGGATGTTCTTTTTCACTATCCTTCCAATACTTATCAAAGCACTGTTCACACTGGCAATCCACCCAATATCCTTTGCTGATAGCGCTATCAGGGCGTCCGCACCATTGACATACATTGCGTGAAATAACTGAGTATGCATTGATTATGTTATCTATTTCATCAGGCGCTCCATTATGATATGCTCGGATCTCTCCGTACTTTTCTTTAATCTGCTCAAAGAAAAACTTGTCTTGCAGATTATACTTGCGCATAAGAGGTGCAAGATCGGCAATCATCATATGCCAGAGCATACCCCAGCCGCTATCAAATGCGTCGTATTCATTTAAGTAATTATCAGCATATTTATAAAATCCCTTTTTACGATCCCACCATCTGACCCGAATCCAGTTTCCATACTTCTTTACTAGCTTTTTATTTTTGATAAGTTCAGATATCTTCGCTCTCGCCTTCCTTCTTTTCGCGCTCATCCCAAGTCCTCCTCCATCCGTATACCCAAAGCTTTGCTTCGTATTCACTGTATCCAATTTCGATTAAATATTCATACCATCTTTTGCGATAATACTCATGCATAGGACGGTGAATACCTTCGATTGAAGCCTTCTCGCCATCCTTTAATATACGATTAGCAAGTTCAAGTTCCCAGTCGTCGAGCTCTTCTCTGCACCATCCAATAATATGTTTCTTTTTATGAAGATCTTCAATAGTACACGGGATCTTTTTTCGTTTACATTGTTTGTAATATCTAAGGATTTCATTATATGTACCCATAATGAATTCTTCCTCTTCACTATCAATAAAGCATCGACTTGATATGTGTACAAAAGCTTTATTTTTATCAGCTCCGGCAGCGCTAACGAGATAAGGATAATATTTAGCGAGATCTTTTTGATTATTAATGACTAACTGATGATCTCTTCCGTCATTACCGGAAATAAAGAATCTACTGTTTTGAAGGTACTCATTGCTGCGGTCGCCGTAGCAATCACACACGTCACATTTGCCTGAAAATTCTGACATATAATCCTCCTTTCTTATCGATATATATAATAACCGTGCTACGGTTTATTTTTATAGACATTAATAGGGCGAGTCGCCACCCGCCCTATTCTTACGGACTCAGATTCGATAAGGGAATAAGCTTCCTAACTTTGTTATCTGATTGTAACCAACTTTTTATATCTGATGTCCACGTCCTCCGACACTATTATAATATCATATAATTGGTACTATGTCAAGTGCTGTCAAATTCTTTTTGTATATTTTAAATCAATCCAACCGGCGCCGCTTTTAAGCTTGCCCCAACCATTCCTCTCATCTACTATTGTATAAACACCGCCTTTTCTAATGGTAGTCTTTACAGGATAATTCGTACCGGCGCCGGTGCGTACATTAAGTACTTGTGCTGTAACTTTTACAGGATAAGGAATTATAGTATTTACAGGCTGCGTCTCTATTGCGACCGATGTTTTATTAACAGTTATAGGGAACAAGGTAGTAATTGCAGTACCCTTAAACCTATCGTAATATCCTTGGCAACACTGTGCTCTCTTCTGCTGGTTAGCTACACTCTGATCTGCGGGTCTTTCGAACTGCAGAAGAACTATATTACTTGCCTCAAGAACTGACTTGGCAGCGAATAATCCATCCCACGCTCCCTTATACTTAGTCTGAAGTTCCTGAGTAAGGTATGTGAGCTGAAGATTAATATCGCAAATTGACATTTTACACTGTTTTGCGAAATCAAGAAGCCCCTGTTTTCTTGTGTAATATGTCCACTGTGCCAAACCATAGCCAGCGCCATCCTTTACAAAGTTCTTATAAGTGCCGTTATCAACTGCGGCAGTATACTGTTGATCATTCATACCCAACTTTTTCTCAAAACTATTCTGAAGATTGTTAGGTCTTATTGCACTCTCCATAGATATATTTCCTATCAGTCCGGCCACTCCATACTCAGGCATTCCTAACGTTCTGAAGAAATCCCAAAATGCTTTTGAGTAATCAGCGTATGGGTCAGGTGTTCCTGAAGGAAGTGCAGGAGTAGGAACTGGAACAGGCTGAGGAGTAGGTGTTGGTGTGGGCTGTGGCGTAGGTGTGGGAATGTCATCTGCCTCAAGGAGATTATTAACCACCGTACATATATCGGTCATAATACCCTTAAGATAGGGGCCACAACATGCTGTAGGAGCAAAGTCCGAGTGGAAAGTCACATTACAACCATTCCTCTGATTAATCCTGTCGTCCTTATTATCGGAATAAATCAACTTAGGGATACCATTACGTTTACATATGTCCACAAGTAATTCATACAGTGACTTAAGAGCAGCCTCGGATACTGTCCATGTGGGGTCTAGAGTATCATTTGCCACCTCTATCGTAATCGCTCTGAAATCATTATATTTAGAGCTCGAAGTCCACGGTCTGTTTTCTTCACCAACATAACCGGCCTTGCGCCCGTCAGTATCGATTCCGTAGCTTGATGATCCCTTTCTATTGGGATCTGCAAATATTCTACCGCACGTTTCTACCGATAAGTTACCGGCCATATGATGTATTGTAATTCTGTCAATTTTATTATGAGTTACACCATACTGAGCTGCGGTGGATCTAGGGTTGTAGTTTGGACTGGGTATAATTACATCTACCAACGGAGAGAATATAAAGTTATTTGCCGGATTTGCTCCAACGATCTCTGTGTGCTGATGCGCTAAAGCGACAAGCTCCTCGACATCTTCATCTTCTCCAAGGCCGTTACTCAACTCTTCAAGAGCCTCGGGTGCCAAGTGGTACTGTGGTTCATTAGTTTTTCTGTTCTTGTTAAACTTATGTTTGTATCCTTTATTTTTCATTTATTTCTCCTTTATTAATTTTTCGAAAGATATAAGTTATTAATTCGGGAGTGACACCAATCATGTCAGGGAGATCCATTAATTCATTCCCTCCTAATACTTTATTGGACATTATAGCAACATCAGTCCCTTCCTTTATGTATGCCCCCTCTTCTATTGTACGGCACATAATTGATGTCTTCCCTTCATCATAATACGTAGGATGTACCCATAAAGATTCAAGCTTAAGATTGTTATCAACTAATGATGCCACCAACATTAACATATCGTAAGGATAAACTTTATCTCTATATTTATCTAAGGATTCTTCGTTAAGTATATTTCCCCACTCAGGGGTATATGCCTCATCAATAGTTTTAGCATAATTCATCATATCATCGGTACAAATTCCTTTGTAAACATCTAATTCTATTTTCTCAAAATACCTGAGGATCATTAAAGAATCTTCGTGCTTGTAAGGAATTATATTGTTATCCTCAAAATCTCCATAAAGATTAAAGGATATTCCGGCGGTAGGATCAATGTAGCAATACGCTATAACTTTCCCAGTATTAGAATTTTGGAACGGAATTGTTTGCGAATTCATTATGACGAAATGACCTACGATCTCTCTAAAATTATATTCACTAATTGGTTTCATGTATCCTCCTTTATAACTGTCATAAGTTTGTCATTTTCAGCAACAGCTTCAAGACTTAAATCTATTGTCAAATCGCGACTAGTGCACATAGCAAATGATTTGCATCCAAATGGACTATCAGCATATGTATCATGAGATTCTATTGAGACATCCACGTTTTTCAAATAGCATTTTTGTGTGAATATAATGCCTCTTGCGGGATCCTTAATCTTTAAGTAAAAAGGTTTATCTCCTATTTGTAAACAACTTAGATCAAAATAACTTGTTCCACAATAAGGGCATTTGCTTAATTTCACATCATATGGCGCCCCACAATTGGGGCAGTTGCGATCTTCGGACATAATTTCTCCTTCTATTTACTATATCACATTTCTGTTGCTATGTCAAGTACTCTTTTATGTCTAGTTACAGGAGCAATCTTACTGATAATACGTTCTGTCTCTCCAGTCTTTTCAAACTTGGGCTTATGAGTGACTGGATCCTCTCCGCATTTACGCCACTTAGGAGCTTCAGAATATTCGAGTACGTGGATAATATCACCCTCTTTAACAGTATAGTGTTTATCTATCTTAATCTTTTTCGCCGTACCATCGCAGACTTGATAAAGAGTTAGTATATTCTTACTAAATCCTTCAACCGTAACTACGTACCAGTAATCAGATTTTATAGTGGGATCTGTAGTCGTTACGTACCCGAGGCACTCAGCTTCATAATCCATCTTATCAAATAATGTGGTAGGTATATCTTGGCGAATCTTTACCCAATCCTTAAGCATTGGTATCATCTTAACTCCAGAATACTGCTTTGCTGTAATTTTATCTGCATACTTACTAACAATATCAGAAGTGAATAGAATTTCAGCAGCTGATTCTTTCTTTATTGTTTTCTTCTTGCGCCACTCTGACCACTTATCATAGATATCGAGTAAGTTATTTATCTCACCAAACTCTGAGAAGTAGTCCAATGATATAAGGATCTTAATCTGACGACTGTCTGCGGATGTACTGGTTGCTACATCCTCAAGAACATCAATAAAATCTTCATACTGATTGTCACGAAGACCATATAATTCTTGAGACACTTTATCAGATAAGAAAGGTAGTGACGCTACGCCTTTATATATAGTATTGGTATTTTTATCAAAACTATAATCCTTTGTGGAATATCTAAATTTGATTCCTTGTAAATTAATTCCAAAATAATTCAGTTCATTTGTCAGTCGAGCTGTCTTATCGGTATTATTCGCATAAGTATTAAAACATACTGTATAATATTCCAAAGGATAATTTACTTTAAGGTAAGCACCATAGCACATGTCTAGTGATGTTGCAGCAGCATGAGCGCTGCAGAATCCATAGCTAATACAACTTTGAATCATGCCCCAAGTTTCATTAAACATATCTTCGGATCCTGTTTTTTCAATCCAAACTTTTCGAATTCTATTCTCGAGCTTGGCAAAATCCTGAGGCTTGATCTTCTTCTTACTTATTTTCTTTATTAATCCTATAGATTCTGCCGGTGTGATACCAAGCCATTGGAAGTATTCCATAAGGTTTTCTTGAAATAATATATATCCACCGGTCGATACCAATACTTCATCTAACTGTTTAGATCCCGTTGTGTATTCTTCATGATTAAGGAATTTAGTCCTCCAAGAATCAAACGAAGGACGTATAGCGGCGGCAATGAGAGCTCCGTCTTCAAAACTCTTTACTCCATATTTCATTTCTTGTTGTGTTCCGTTTTGTGAATCCACTTGATTAAGAGTGCAAGTCATTCCGTCGGCTAATAATTTCCAAATCCTATCATCATCTTTGATATTATCTAATAATTTCATTGCCGGAAGAATAGGAACTCCGGCCATTTTGAAAGTCTCTGCTATTAAATGCCAGACCTCGACGATAAGAAAATCATCTTTCAATACTTTATATTCGTCTGCTTCTGCTGAAGTAATAAGAACACACAATGAATCACCGAATCTTAAAACACCGTATTCATACCTAATATCTTCATTACTTAAAAGGTGTGCACAAGGATGTACAGATGCAGATATGATCACACCCATATATTTCTCAGCTTCGGCAATTAAATCTTTCCATTTAGGATCGTTTCTATATTTATCAATCTCTGAGCTGATCTGATTACTAGTCTCAAAAGGAATGCCTTTACTCCTGCAGAGATTTTTAAATGCCTCTTTAAGTTGCATATTACCCGCACTATACATAGGATAACATCCATGTTCCCCAAGTAATTCACGAGCCGCTTTAACAAAAGGTTCCTGAGATTCTACATTGTAATCAATGTCCGGCAGTGCTCTATTTTCAAGCAGACGAGCTGTAGAAGCAAATCTATCAGGGAATATTGGAAGATTAATTTTAAATCTATCCAGCTGTGTCATACCGCAAATCTTATTAATATAAAACGATGCGCACGAACCTCTTCCTCCACGAGTAAGTACTCCACCGTATTTGTTCACAGCGAGATCGACGAGTTTAGTGTTGAGTAAGAAGTAATCCGCAGTATGAATTTCTTCATTTGTATCTTCAATAATCTTCATCTCATAGCGGATACCTTCTTTATATTTCTCAAACTCCTCCCCTTCAATATGCTCATCTTTAACTATTTGAGTAAATCTATGATTAACTAACTTCTTAAGTTTATTTACACGCTGCAAAGGAGAAAGATCAGGATCTATAGTTGGCATTTTAATAGAATGATCCAACTGTATTTCTTCCGATTGAGCCAATATCATCGTATTAGCAATGGCTTCTTCTATACGAGATTCAGAAAGAACTTCTTGCTTTTCAAAACGTTCAAACATAGTATTATAATCTGGGTAATCAAGAATGAATCCGGTTTCTTCCGTATAGACCATACCTTTACCACGGAGAAGTTCATCTCTCTGGAGTCTGCCCTCTTCATCTATGTAATGAGAATCATTGGCTGCAATAATTTTGAGCCCATATTTATCTCTAAGTTCAAGCACTTTTTTATTTATGTCAATTTGTTTAGGATCTAAATGGTTCTGGACTTCAAGAAATAAATTATCTCCGAAGTGTTTATATAGAGGCAAGAATATGTCATTAATGCCGTCTTCGTCTCTTAGGATTCCACCCACGCATGACGTTGTAATGTACACATCTTGAGGATCTAATTCAAGGAGATGTTGTACATCTATCCTAGGTTTATAGTAATACCCCCTCATATTGGCTTCAGAAGAGATGTAATTACATTTCTTACGAGCCTCATTTGTTCGGGGAGCAATAATTATATGATAATTTCTTTTATCTTTAAGTTCAGGATCTGAATCTTTTACAATATAAAATTCTGAAACAGGGACGCACCTAAGATTATTGTTATCACATAAGGTACGGCACTCAAAGATATCCCCAAAAGAACCATGTTCACACGTTGAAAGAGCAGTGTGTCCAAGCTCTAATGATCTTTGAACATACTGCGCATTTTTAGTCGTAGAATCTATTGTAAATATATTTGATATATGTGTATGTCTATGATAATTAAAATACTCTTTCATACGCCACCTCGAAATTATATAGAATTATATATTTTCCCTCTCAATTATATTATTCTATATATATTATTTTGTCAAGTACAACATAAACCATCATTCTGAAGACAAGTCATTGCCGTCAAAATGATGGTTTATATCAACGCTTTTCTGAAGTAATAATGAATATCCAGATGGCGGCTACTATAAATATTAGTCCTAAATTAATCCATAAAGGAATTAGTACCACTGGCCATGTCCAATTAATCACATTATGTAACTTCAGCATGATAAATATTACTTGTAACAGCCCTGTAATTGCAATCTCACTTTCGGCTATTTCATATTCTATTTGCATATTTTATCCTCTTTGGTGCTAATTGTTGCAGCGACCACATGCGTACCAAAGTAGGAATCAAGGGCATTGGATAGCCAGTACTCCAGATCGTCTACTAATACATTTTCATACATACCTTTCCAATGCTTAAGTCTTTCTGCACTGATAGGATCGGGTATTTTATACCCCATCGCTTCCGCCGTTCGTTTAGTATAATTCGCACGTCCTTCGTCCATGCAGACAATAGGATAACCGGTTATTACACTGGCGATAATAAGGTCATGTGTCTTACCTCGCTGCCGCCCTCTAGTGATTAGATTTACCATTATTCAACTCCTCAATCCTTTGTGATATCCTTGAATTTATATTGTTAACTTCATCAACCCTATTGCTCTGTTTATAATTCTGACAATACACTCTTCCATCCTGATCGAAAAATGTTACTCTAATATCTCTTATTTCCTTGACTTCATTGTCATCTGTGTAAAATGTTATTGTATGTTTCATCGCCCTGCTATCTCCTCTTCTTGAGTAGCCTGTTTAATTCCAAGTGCTACATAATTATCCTTTAGTCCCCAACCGGAGAGTACATATGTTATTATGTACACTGGTTTTTCTATGAAGTGTCCTTCGGGAGCTAGGCCGAGAGGATTGTCGGATACTACTTTGAACTTAATTAAGTCGCCCTTCTGAAATCCTCTATCATTTTCACGGATCTCAAAGGTCTTATCACCTCTAACTATTGCGTCGGCAAAACATTGCCGTATCTTTAATTCATGTGTCATTTTCTTGAAACCCTCTTTATCATCTTTTCAAAAACATTATTTTCTTCCATTTTTTCTACTAACATCAAAGCCAACTGCTCTTTACTAAAATATTCAAGAAAATTGCAATACATTTCATATTCATCAGAGTGATTCTCTTTAAAATACTCCAGCATATCTTTTTCTTCTTGAGTGATAGTATATGTTTTTTCTGCCATATTTAATCCCCCATAATTTCTTTAACATAGGGAAGATTTTTAAGGATCTCCACAAATTCGTTCCACTCATCCAGCTTGTGTCCGGATCTCTGATGAATAATGCTCATCACATTTTCATAGTTCATTGTTATTGTCCGTTTCTGATTATAAGATGATGGAAGTAACTGTATCATCTGCCACCAATACGCTTTATCCTTACTCTCAAGGTAAACCACACGGTACTTATTTAATGTTTCAATAGTTCCTGATAAATTATCAAGTGCTGACCGCAATAAATGCTCATGACTAAAATCATCCAACTCAAACTCTTTGGCATGAATCTTGTGCATGGTAGAACACGAATTAGACACTATTCCCACCTTATAAGTGTCAAACTCTTTCCACCAATACAGTGGTGCGGTTATGTCCATTGATACAAATATCTGACGGAGATATTTTCTATGCTCTGTTCCTGCCTTATATAATCTTTTCATAAGATCTAAATCATATTTGCCAATCTGATAATTGTTTGCCATTGAAGCATCAATAGACATTCCATCTATACCTTTTCTATATTCGCTGTCGCTATTATCCCAACTGTTCATAGGATTTCTCATCCCGCGAATAGCATGTTCAAATCCACACACATCAATATTCTCGACCTTAATCATTAGTCTCTTCCTCTCTGTTATGCATACTCTTGAACATATCGCTCATAGCCTTGCTCACATTGTGATAACCATTACGCTTAATGATCTGATTGCGGATTACTGTACGTGCCCACTTTCTGTTGTATACGGGTGTAGGGTTATAGTTTGTTCTGTTCTTAGTCATAATTATTCCTCCACTATTTTTTCACTATTTTTCATTTGTAAATACATACGCTTATATCTACGCGCAGCCTTACGTGCTTTCTTGAGCTGATCAATTGTATCTATATAAGTATCAATGGCTTCTATGATTTCAACGGTCTTATATTTATGATCACCTGATATATAATTCGCCGCTATTTCTTTTATGATTTCTAATGATTTCTCACGTGTCATCTTGATCCTCTTCCTCATCCGGTATAGGAATCCTATACTCAATTTCCGCCCCACAATTCGCACAATGACAAATATGTACTATACCTTCTCCCTCATAACAGAAGTCTTCAAAACTGAAATCAGAGTCCCAGACTACAGCACGGTGCCCACAATGAAAACATTCATACATTTTTAATCACCTCCACATAAGTGCCATCCTCTATTTCAAAATATGCTATAGACATAAGAGGTGCGGTAAAAGTCTGTGGTACGACTTGAGTACCATTAGGAGTTGTTTCTACGATTGGAATTTGAAAGCCCACCAGATTAGGTGGTATGATATTGTCAGGTAGATCAAAGATTGCTTTATATCTTTTCATGTATTACCTCAATAAGTTTGTTATAATGTTAATTTGTGCAGTCTCCCATGATAGAAGATACTAAATCCGGTCTCATTACGCTGCAGCCGCCGGCCGCTGCCAACTATCACAGGCTTTGTTATTCTCACTGAGCTTTCCTGCTCGTACTCAGATCAGTTTGGTGCTACCAAACCTCTTGGAACATTAGGAATCGAACCTAAACTTCCCTCTTCAGCCGAGAGCGTGCTATCCATTACACCATATCCCTGACGAATTATTATACCCTTCATCACGAGTATCTTGTGCGCATCAAGAATTTTAACTAGTAGACTCATTGTGATTATCTCTGTAATAATCCGTTGATATTAGTTGCAATCTAATATCAAATGCTACCAGCGAGACTTGAACTCGCACGTGATTTCTCACATCGGATTTTAAGTCCGAGTCGTCTACCCATTCCGACATGGTAGCATTGTGAGTTTTTATGGGTGGTAATGCATGAGCGATTCCAGCGCTGCCCCTGAGAACTCTAACTCTATCTCACACTATACGCACTTATTGCTGTGCGCCAACAAGTTGCCTTTCACAACAAACGCTTCCTAAATAGCGGAGGCGGGATTCGAACCCGCGTTGTACGGCTTATGAGACCGTGCTGGCTCCGCTCCAGTCCACTCCGCGTTAGATACCACCTTGTACATTGTAATCCTTCGTACAATCAATGGTATATGATACTGTGGTTAAAGCGTCCGGATCCTTACAAGTTACTTCAAGTAAACTATTATATTCATCAAGACTATTATAAGCATTACCATGAGACTGTCTTACAAGAGTAACCGTAGCACCGGAAATTGACGCATCGAATCCTTCAAATCTTGCACTGGTTATTATCTGATTAAAAGTAATAACTACCGTTGTGGCTCTAGAGATATGAACAGCGTTAGGATGTGTCGCCTTGATTCTAAACTTCGCAATACCTTCGTGTGCAATAACTTGATCCTTTGTGATATCAATAGTCCAGCACTGATCTTCTCTATCATTATTCTCTTCAATGTTTTCTCCGCTTGCTGCATAGATTCCCTCAGCAAGATCTTCGACCTCTAATACCATCGGCTTCATATAATCCACTCTTAATCACCCCTTTCTTTATTTTGTTAAAAGGGAACATCAGGAATCGAACCTGAGTCTTGCTCTCGTTGTTCTGAGGGTGCGCACCGCTGCTTTACCACTAAGCTATATTCCCATTAAGCAACTTTCTTTCGCCGAAGCTAAGATGGGTTATGGTAAGTTGCCACCTTTGTAAACCTCCATGTTCACCGCTTCCCATCGCGGATCCCACTTCACCGGCATATAAAGCATTTTTACGAGTGTGCTTCTCGGGAAGTCATCTTCCATATGACCTACTGCAGGAGGCGAATTCGTCTTTGTTCCTGTCTCTGTTTCGAAGAAACGTGACTTTACACGACTTACTCTTCTCTCGCCCGTTTCGGTCAATATCTCGGGTAAGGATTCGAACCTTACATACTGTCTTTTTCTTCATGGTTTGAGTTTAATGGACTCCTCCTGCTCCCGCTTTTTCGGCACGTAGTCTCAACCCTCGCATGACAGCCAACCGTTAACTGCTGGATCCCCATGAATTTGTATTTACGTTTACCCATTCCGCCACCGAGATATACGGGATGATATCGCCCATCCCACTTTGCGCCGCTGATTTACCCTCAGCAGTAAAAGTAGCAGCGGATAGAGGTTCTGCCCCTCTCTCATGAGCTTCAAAGGCTCCTGTTCTACTAATGAACTAATCCGCCAAATAAGGTGGTAGCCGTTGACATCTTTAGGCCTTCTACTACCACCGATAAGACGATAGGATTATCACATTAGATCGTCTTATCTTTAGGACGAATAGTAGCAATCCCATACTACTATTCCATCAGAGTTCGCGACCTCTGTTCCACCGTACTTGCCTTACGATTTTCCTGAGATCAGCAAAATCGTAAACGCTTCGGGCTTAGAAGTCTATTTATGGTCGCCCGAACGACCTAATAATACATTAACATATTCATGTTATTTTGTCAAGTGGATAGATCCATGAAAATGTTACTCTGTCAGGGTAACTATTATTAAACATTACGGTAATCTTATGTCCAAGAGCGTTGGCCAAATCTTGAATAACTTCATCAGAAAAATCTTCCGCGTCTGCTTTAAGTCGTCTGTCCCACTCAGGCTTAACTGTAGCATTCCACTCTTCGATACTAAGTGATTCTCGTATTCTGGCCCTCTCTTCTCTGATGTCATCATCTGCTATGACATAGACTATTTCGATATTCTCTGCGCCATATAGTTTAATATAATTTTTAGCACCTTCTGGAGTAACAACTCCTACATAATCTTTATATTTATTAAGCCACGGAGAACCATAATACCATGTGGCCGGTAAATTATTGATTAGTGTATCATATTTTCTCCATTCAGCTAATTGCCCATGATCAAGCATTTCAAGGAATCTTACCAAAGAAACAAAATGATAATCAACTCCATCTACTTCACCTTCACGCATTGGACGCGTGGTGTAAGACACTATAGGAGTAACCCCTAATGCTACTTGCTTCTTGAGAAAGGTGTCTTTACCGGCTCCAGACTTTCCAATATATAACGTAATCATTACCAATCATCCCCTACTAATACATCTAAACAAATCTTTCCTTCGTATACAAAATAATCATATTTTAAAACTTTCATATCAGAATTATAATAATCCCCATCCAAAGGAGTAAGTTTATTATTTTGCCAACTAAATTGACCAACGAACCCAATAACAAATTTTGTCTCAGGATCTATCATATGAACTTGAACTAATTCATAATTTCGATTCTTAAAATACTCATCAAAAGGGACTGGGGGATCTAATTCTTTGAAATTTTTATATCTATCTTCCATCATATTCACCTCATTTCCTCCATGCGTATCACTTTTTGCAGTCGAAAAATCTTTTATAAGACCTTCTGCCTCAATACGCGCGGCACTCAGTCAAGGAGTGTGACCGGCTTTCGTTTGCGGATTAGCTCGCACCCGCTGGTAGGACTAGGCATTTCAGCTGTGCCCTCGTATACACTGATCCAGCTTAGGATCCGCGCTCCCTCTAGGACTCGAACCTAGGACGTCACGGTTAACAGCCGTGTGTTCTACCGACTGAACTAAGAGAGCAAAATAGGCAGATGTCGGATTCGAACCGACCTCGTGAGGCTGCATCCCCACTCCTCCATATGGATACGTCTATCCTCTGCCATTTGTACGCCCAAGGGAGGATTCGAACCCCCACACGGATTAGCGA